AAGGAATTGACGGAAAGTAATCCGAATGGACCAGAGGGACCATTGGTTCCATTCAATCAACAAGGAAGACCGTCCCCCGTTCCCAGGGCATTAGATCCTAGTTCATTGCCTCAAGCAGGTGAATTTCAGGGAGCTATCCTGGATATTAACGATCCTTTCGAGGCAGCATTGGGTGACCTACTCTTTGTCTATAGGACGAGGCGCCCAACTCTCATGGTGAACAACGACATCTTCTGGACGTACAATCAATCAGCTAAATCATTGGGGATGTCTTCGTTCGGTGTTCCTGAATCATTACTTCACCGTATGCTTGGGGAACTAGCCCACATCAATGCTATGCGTAGCACTGGTACTCTCTTCGACAAGGATAATGAGGAGGCATACGGAGCTTATGTCGAGACGGCATTCTACGCTAACATGTTGTTCGCCTGGGTTAAAAACTGGTACCTGAAGCAATGAAAAATTGACTGAAAAGAAGTAACACCACGCAACGAGAGCGAAACGAGAACACAGCGATGCGTTTATCTCAACGTGAACAGATTGTCATTCAACAAGCGGCGGATAATTTTCCCGGACCTCTAGCCGATTGGCTCAAGGAATGGGTAGTCCGTCAGCAGGAAGTAAGACCAGGGGGTACATTCAACCTCCCTGTCATTCCAATGCAAAGGCCCGTCACGGTCACGGCTCCCTCTGAACTGCCAGAGACGAACAGGGCAGAACAAGAGAAGTTCCTGGATAGCATCGGATACAAAGACCTTCCCATCATTCAGCGTCGAGCTATCCGAAAGTTCATGGGCTCTGTTGTCAATCAGATTCGACAGACCGACCTGCTTCCGAGTGAACCTAGATGTTGGATGGGCAACCATGACCCAGACGAATGGAAAAATGAAAACGAAGACAACTTCCTATGGCAAGCTACTGGAAAGTGGCCAAGTGGTATCGAATTGAAAAAGTGGGGCTGCGAAGAGTGCGCAAGGGCTCTGTCTAAGGCTCACCCGGAAGCTGAATTGTCAGAGTGGGGTTTTTAATGCCCAGGGATTATGACGAGGCTCGCGGAGATGAATGGTTCTGCACCATTTACGTAGACGATATGCTTGGTGGATCGCAGATTCATCTTGTGGGCAGTAGTAAAGGGTTGAAGCTATACACTGAAGACGTTCCCGAACTAGATGACAGAAAAATTCATCAATTAGTGCTGGCCTTGCAGCGTTTTGAAAGGTGGCACGTCGAGAGGTTTGCCAGTGACCCTCATCGTACCTAAGAAGGACCAGGTTGTAGCGGTAGAGAAATTCCGCGACGTTGACGGATGCCTTGTCGGTGACGAGATGGGTGTTGGGAAGACTGTCACTGCCGTTGCTCGGGACCTTCAACTCAGGAAAGATCACCCAACACTAGCCAAAGCTCCAACGCTTATCATATGTGAGAAGATAGGGCTAGACGTATGGCTGTATCATCTTCGGGCAATGGGAGTTTTGGAAGGGGAGATCCTTGTCATCGACCCCAAGAACAGAGAGCCATTTGTCAGAGCAGTAAGTAATGTCAGGGACGATTTGTTCGAGGGACGGTCCGCCTATCCAAGGAACGGAGACGCTCGGACTGACTACACCTATTACATCATGCACTACGATGCCATTAGACTCATAGCAGAGACATTGCTAGAGGAACCTCACCCTATTCGATGGTTCCACGTCATCGCGGATGAAGTGCATTACATCAAGTCTCCAAAGACTCAACGGACTAAGCTATTCAAGAAGATTAAGTGCCACTATAAGACAGGACTAACCGGGACTCCTGCGGACGACAAACCAATGGATTTCTGGAGTCCTCTGAATTGGATTAATCCAAAGAAGTATCGTTCGTACTGGCGTTTCTACGATGATTACATGGAGTTCGAGGAGAAAATCAGACACCAACGAATCCTAGTTGGTGGAAGATGGCAACTGAGGAAGACAGGTTACCGAGAGGTAATCGGAGTCAGGAATATTGAGAAGCTCCATGCAGACATAGAGCCCATCTATATTCGACGTCGCTTGTTGGACGTCGAGCCTGACATGCCCGAGTTGATTCCCGTCCGACCTATCACTATGGTGGACCTGACGTCCACGCAGCGTCGAGTCTACGATCAGATGGCGAAGAAAAGCATCGCTCGAATTCAAGATATGTGGGACGATGACTTCGTCATTGTGGGAGACATTCCTCCTGTTGTTTCCTTGCGGCTGCGACAGATGGCATTGGCTACTGTTAGGGCTGACTTAGGAGAAGATGTTTTGGGAGAGGATGAACCTCGATTCATTCTCAGTGCACCATCTCCCAAACTAGATGCGCTCATGGAGATAATCTCATGGCATGAGGAGCTGCCATTTGTAGTGTTCACATGGTTCCGTGGTATGGCGGACCTCATTGAGGCAGAATGCAGAAAACAAGGAATATCTGTTGGCAAGATTCACGGAGGAGTGACCTCCAACCGAACCGACATCGTAGCTCGATTCCAGGAAGGAAAGGACCGAGTATTCGTCGGGACTATTGCAGCTGCGGGAAAAACTATTACCCTAACCCGGGCCCACCATGTTATCTTCACAGACCGTTCACCCAACCCCAATCGCAACCAGCAAGCGGAAGCCAGATTGTGGAGAAGGACACAGAAGAATACAGTGAGGGTCTACGACATTCAGGCAAGGAATACAGTGGATCAGATCAATTGGGAGAAGATTCAGACTAAAGCTCAGTTGATCCATGCTATTCAGAATCCAGGAGTCTACGCATGACAGACGAAGAGAATCAAGAAAAGAGAACCCTCTTTGTTCCTGAAGGTATCTCTTGGGATGCACAATGGGAACATGGGGTACGTCTACTGGAAGATGGAATTAGTGTAGTGATCCACGATCATGCAGAGGGTGACCAGTGTAGGCTAGATGGAGCCCACTGTAAATGTGGGATCTTGATTGACGACGACGGCCTGCCTACCCTAGAGTTGTTCAAGCCAAGAGAGTTAGCATCGGATTGACTTCTCGGCAGCATTAGTGGGGCTATTTGCTAAACCGAGATTAGCTACTGAGCAGGGCTTACTGCTCAGTAGCTCCCCTCCGAGACGCAACCTCTTCGAGACTCAGACGTCCTATAGTTATAGGTCTCGGGGAACGGGGAGGTTGGCAATGCGAAGGTTTATTATCCTGCTGACGGGGGTACTGTTACTGTTAGGGCTGACTGTATTGGTTAGTCCAACGGCATATGCAGTCACCTGTCCAACTGGATGGGGTTCTTTACCTAAGGTAAATAGTGTAGCTTCCCAAGCGCACATTACCTCGGTAAGAGCTGGTAGGAACGAATGCTATGATAGATTGGTCTTTGACATCAACGGACCAGTAGCAGGTTGGTCCGTACAATATGTAGATAAGGTATTCGCTGAAGGAACCGGAGCTGTATTACCGGTGACTGGCGGTGCTAAGCTAGACGTCGTGGTTCGGTCACTGAGTGATACGAATCGTATGCCTTCAGTGAGTGGCTTTCCGACATTCCGGTCGGTGGTCTACGGTGGTAGCTTTGAGGGACAGACAACTGTCGGATTAGGTGTCCGGGCGAGATTGCCTTTCCGGGTGTTTGTTTTGACGAATCCTTCACGAGTTGTCGTGGACGTCGCCAATCATTGGTGATTAAACGTAGAGGGTATGCAGGAGAGGGAGGCTAAGGGTAAGAAAATCTTCCTCTTCTTAGGCATGAGGACGAGGAAGAAATATCCACCCAAAGGATACCCAAGTTGAACGAGTACCTTAGGAATCTGTCTCTGCATTGTCAGCTGATTTCGAGGGAAAGGTCATATCAACCAGGGTTTTGCACTCTCTTTCCCCTGGGGCGGTAATACCTGTCAAACTCGTTCGTACTGCATACTCTCTACCCCAAAGCTGAGAGGGGCCTTGCCTTTGCCGGGGAATGGAGAAAGGCTCAGGCTTAAACGACAATGGTACATGCTGGTAAGTGATGGCTGAGTCCGCTCTTATTAGTTTGCGCCCTCAAAAACTTCCGGGGTAGAATAGGCAGCTTACCCCTCCCGTTCTACCCACCCGTCAGGTCTGGTCCTCCTGAGGAAGAAACGGACCGCTAAGCTTCCAGGTGAATGGTTCTGTGCATACAACCACTCCACCGGCACAGCAGGTAGTGGTTCCCCTGCGGAAGAAATCGAACAAGGGACATTCACCTCTCCTGACGTCGGCCTCGATTGATCTTAGAATTAATCTGACGCCCACAATCCGAGAGGTCAATTAAACAGTGTGGCCCCGAACTGGTCTCGATTCGGGGCGCCATTGATCATAGGTGTGGTCCGCTACTACCTATGCTTTCATAACTGAATAGACAAGTGCTGTCGCTTGTCGGAGGTGGGGGCGCGCATCACCTAAAAATACGCGCACTACGCGCACCACGCACTACGCATACTTAATAGTCAATCTGTGAGTCGCCTTAGCCATAGCGACTCCATCATTCGGGTGTCGAATGATGTACCGAGGCAGATTGACTCGCGAGGGTGGGACTCACTGGGCAACGTGAGTCCCACCCATTAGCCCTAGGCCCAACAATGGGAAAAAGAGATGAAGAAGATTCGCCGCATTCTGATGGCATGGTGCACTTGTAGTTGCCGACCCTGCTACGACGGACGGCACTGTCACAACAGGTCGAGTGGTTGTTACTGACCCATTCACATAGTGAGTGAATGAAAGGTGGTGGTAGTTTAATCTACTCAGGATGCCCCGTCGCTTCCGAATCCTACTGGCGTTGGTTGGAGGCGACGGGGTATTTCTTTGTCTATCGATCGGAACCGTGGCCTTGCAAAACTCCACGCTTTTGACGGTCATTCAGCTTGGCAAGATTTTCTTGCGCCACTGAATTGAATCCATATCCTGTTTCCAAAGCGAAGCGAGCTAGGTACCAGAGTGCGTCCCCAGCTTCGGCAATCATTAGGGGGAACAACTCCTCGAAGGGTTCACCATCCCGGTAGTATTTCTTCCATTTGTTGGCGATGGCGCCTGCTTCGCCAATGAGTCCGAGGATGACATAGTTGATTGCTTCGGGGCTGCCCGTTCCTGCTTCGGGATAGATGGCTGTCTTGTTGGTTGCGGTTTGATAGACGGAGAAGTCGATGGTACTATCCTTTCTCGTTTTTCTTCTTGTACTAATAGCTGTGATTGTAAGGGTTTGGCTTGATTCTCTTTAGGTAGGGGTGGAGACAATGAGGGGCTGCTTGTGGGGACTATTGGTTGTGGTTGTTGTGTTTTTGTATTGTTTTGTTGAGTGGTACGAGTTGAAGTACCCGTTTGGTTAGAAGTTTTGGGTGTTGTGGGTGTCGTGGTGGGTGTCGTAGTGGTGGTGGTGGGTGATGAAGTAGTTGGGTGGGGAGTTGGGTGGGACGTTGGAGTAGTCTCTACAGTGTTTGATGAGCTCGGGATCGTCGGGTCCGAATCTTGTCTCCAAAGCGATACATGTTGGACACAGGGGGTCGTATCCGGTTGGGAATTGAATGTCGGCAGACTCAATGGGGGTATTGTAGTATTTATTCCGGCAGGGCTGAGGAGGAGACCCGTCCCCAACCCCACCAGGATTGCTAACGGCCCAGCTATGAGTGCCCATCTCTTGATTGCTCTCTTATCAGTCGACGATAGAAACGGCTTCGTTGGAGCCAAATGACGATAGTGGACTTGAACTCGCATTTTGCCCCGACGCTTGGGGATGGGGATTGATCTCCCCTGCCGCGCCAGATCCCGATCGTAAGCTACGGCCCTTTTCCACGATTGCCCGAGCATATTCTGAGTAATTCCTCAGTATGTCCCAAGGTGGGCGACCCTCATGCTCTTCGTACAGTCGCCACAACCTGTGGATATTTGAATGTGAAGTCGGACAGAGGATGACCAGATTCTCTCTGACATCGGGTCCTCCTTCACCCAGTGGCCAAATGTGATGCTTATGCAGCTCCAAGGCCCGAGGAACATGTTTAGAAACGCACTTGCAATTATAGCGAGGGTCGGAACCGTCTAGCGTGAACTGGCGATCAATCGTCATGTGGATTCCCTAGCCATTACATGGTGAGAGGCTACCGCTGTCGTTATCCCTTGCAGGGAGCAAACGAAATGTGAACGTGGTCAAAGTGGTCTGGAACTTGCCAGAGCACAACGGGGGTCGCTCCGAGAGCTGACCTCCTTGCGATCACATACGCATACAGCCTATCACCAAGAGCCTTATTTGATCCCACAATCAAATCAATTGCTAATCCTTTAGGGTGACAAGAAGTGGGGTTTCCGGCTCTACCACCCACACCAAGAACTGTCTTAACTTCTGGAAACGCTGCTAATATCTGATTACATGCTGCCTTAGGTGTGGGTAGTAGACCTATACTACCACACTTGCTATTGCTTGTCACTACTGGCTTTGTGGATGGTGATGGTGGCGGTGCTACTGTTTGAGGTTTTGGTCTCGGGCTTGGACTAGGAGGAACGACCCTCGCTACCGTAGTTGTTTTAGTTGTCGTAGTTGTTTTGGTTATAGCCTTTGAAGCTGAGGCTAAGGTTGATGAAGGTGACTTGGTAGTCTCCTTTTTCTTAGGAAGTGTTGTTTTGGGCAATCGTTGCGGGACAACCTGTTGAGGGCTGCTCCGCGGAGTGGCTGACCTCACAGAGGTTTGACGCGGGCGAGGGGCTGACGTCCTCACAGGCTTGATCGAGGGAGGGTCAGCGGGTGTTACAACCTGGTCCTTTTCGATCTTGGGGGAGAGCCGCTGAGCCTGATTCCGCGGTCTCTTGATCTTGGTCCTAGTTGGACTCATTGGGGTTGGTTGAGTAGTACTGGTTTCCACATCTACCTGCGGCGGGACGGAAATTTCCAGAGAAGTAGAGACAGCTCTAGGTTGACTCAGGAAGGCAATTAACAAGGTCACGACAGTGGAGAGGCACAGGCCCCAAGTAGCGAGGCGCCTAAGGATCGGCACCCTCTTTCGATGCTTTGCCATGGCATCTACTTAGCCATTGTTTCGATGCAGAAAGTTCCTCCCTGGGGGAAATCGTATTGCACATTCACTTGGGTAGTGTTATTAGGTAGCTCTCGCCATGGGCGTTGCGAGCGTCCGTCGACGAAGTTAATTGTCCAGCTCCAATCAGCGATGCCCACTGCATCTGATTGAGCGAAGCATCGGACAGTGCCTTTAGACGGACCAATAACTACAGCCGAAAGGAATGATTTAGCTACAATCTTTGAAGCGTCACCAGTGGGGCAAACGAGACGAATAGTTCCCTTGCCCGATGGGACGATAATGTCCTGCATTCCGTGGTCCTTCTTCTTGAGAATAGGAGGTGTCTTGAATCGTGGTATACGTCCAAGCGGATCATGGAGCAACCAGTCGACTCTATTACGGAAGTCGACCATATTTATTCCAGCCGGATCGGGTTTCCGTCCAGCGGGAAGACAGCATTCCTTATGTCCAGTAGTACGTTCTGCTGTCCGACGACAATAGAAGAGGATGGAAGCACAGAGACGGGGATAGCAGTCGAGTTGGTCTGACGCCCACTTCCCATCGCCATCATCTTCTGCTTCAATACCTAGGAATTCATCGTTAAGGTCATGGAATCCTGCCCACGATGAAGCTCCAGCATGCCAGGCACATCCGGCGGCAACAACGTAAATCGTTCCGTCTCTTCCGAGTCCGTAATTCGCAAGAGGACCGGCGAGACCGGCTCGACCATTTGTGATAACTCCAAGAGACGGCATGTTTCCGACCTTGGGTCCGGCCGTATGGTGAGCGACAACGCCTTCAAGGACTCGCATTCCACCGTGGCCACGAGTTTTCCATCCACCTACTTCGACAACTGGATAACCTGTGAGTCGCGCGCAATCGACAAGCCAAGGAATGTAGACAGTCACTCGGCATCACCCATTTGCCTATGAAGCATTCTGGTATAGACACCCTGCGTAGAATTATCATCCGGTGCAGTGGGGTCCATAATACGCTCGAAGAGACGACCCTCAGCCTGGGCTAAATGCTTTGGAGTGTCGTAGGCTGGCTCGGACCACTCCCGAGGGAGTAGAACTTCATCAGTGGACTCACAGGGAGGATAATAAATGGATTCAGGTAGTTCCTCCTCGATATCTTGTTTGGTCATTTTCCGATAAGCTTCGGACTGTCGGTCCATAGCTCCCCCACATAGAAAGACCCCGCCTAGGCGGGGTCAGTCTATTGCGAGGTCAGTCGTCAGCCAACCATATGGCGACGAATGGTGCCTGAATCTTCTTCACCACGAACATATAGCGGAGGAGATGACGGGTGGCATCCATTGCATGGACCATTCCTGGCAACCAGAGACCTACTTGTCGGATCTTTTCATTGGTAATGAAGTGTTTGGCCGCTGAGGAATTCAGTGCGTAGTACGGTGCGTTGTTGAGAGCGCAATAAAGTTCCAACACCCCAATGTAGTTCCGAGAGATCAGCTCAACCTTATGGTTGGAGGGTCGAGGGCGACCCTCCTCGTCGTAATAAATGTGCTGTCTATACTCGAACGATTCCCACACATACTGGGTGTAAGGATTAGCCGAGAGAGCAGACCAAAGTTGAACATGGTGAGGCTGGTCGGCAAGATGCCACTGACAGAACTTGATTTGATCAATCGATGTCAGAGTGTCGTCGGGGGACGATGGTTCCCATTTAGCAGAGGCACAGCCGGTAGTTCCCCCGGGATCGAGGGAGAGAATATGAAAAGGCATGCCGTCCCATTTCGGAACGGCATGCCCTGGCTTACGCCGCATTCGAGAAGGCATTACTCGTCGTACTCGTCTGCGCCTTCATCGGAAACATCGATCGCGTCTTCGGAAGCAGTACCATTCTTCCGCTCACGCTTCTGAGCGATACGAGCCCTGTAGTAAAGGGCATCCTTTCGCTCATCCAGGTCGAGACCGATCTCGGGAAGCGGAGGATCCTGAAGCAGACCTTCCTTGTTGAGGAAAAGCTTCGAGCGGTTGAGTTCACGCTTCGCTGCTTCGAGATGTTCCGGACTGGAGACCGGAATCCTTCGCCACTGACCAGAGTTGAAGACATCATCACGACGAAGAATGTCATCGTAATAACTCGGCCTACGCACTCGACCAGGGGCCTTGCGGTCCGGAGTGAAGTCATCCGGTGCCCACTCATCAGTGAACTCGAACTGAGGGTCGTCAAGCTCCTCTTCGAGATCGCTGTCAATGTCGTTGTCGGTTGTAGAAGTCATTTCGTCAGTATTCTCCTCAGGTTCAAGAGTTGCGATGGCGCTCTCCTGGACGCCTCGGCTCTTAGTGGATCGGGGCAAGGTGTATCCTTACATGTGGTTTACGGTGGGTGGGCTGACGACACCAGTGTAACTACCTTTGACGTGAAGTCAAGTCTACTTCAGGTCAGACCAACGCTTGCCAACACTGGCGTCAGTACGGAACGGTACGTAGTGCTCTGTATACTCTTCGGCTGTCTCTACCATGATCTTGTTCATCAATGCCTTGACGTCGTCGACCTCGTCAGGCCGCGCCTCAGCATACAGGGCATCGTGAACGAGATTAACAATATAGATACCCTCTCGGGTACATCGAGCGGCAGATTCCAAACCGATATCACTGGCTGTCGATTGAGGTAGAAATGCCATTGCCTCGTTTTCAACGTCACGTTGGTTAGCTGGAGTAATGAGATAGAACCGACGATGCCTTCCGAATGGATTAACAAGAGGCTCGCCCCGATGAATCCGCTCGACAACATTCCTCTGGAATTCTTTAATTTGAGGGATACGAGCATTGAACGAGTCCATCTGGGTTTGGGCTTCAGCGACTGACATATGGAAATCCGGATCTGCGGCAATTCCCTCAGCGGTTCGCCCGTACGATACACCATAGACCAGAGTCTTGATGAGAGTACGGATTCTCTTCTTTTCATCAGGGGGGAGATTAGGAAACTCAGAGAAAATCTGAATACATATCTCGGTAAACAGATCCTTCTCGGGGTCCTTGAAGATGTTGAGTAGAAGTTCCTCGTGAGCTAGCCAACAGAGAACTCTAAGCTCAGCCTGCGCATAATCAAGACCCACAAGAAGGTGACCAGGAGCCGAGATAAATTGTTCTTTAATCGGGCCGGATCGGGGAATGTTCTGAAGGTTAGGTCCTCGCGAAGAGAGTCGACCCGTAGTAGTACCATGAATAAGGTAGCTCGAATGAATTCTCCCATCTTCTGTAACCTTTTCCGCAGGTCCAGTGACGTAGGTACCTCTCAGCTTTGATACTGCACGACATTGTAGGATGAGACGTAGGGTGTCTTTGACTTCAGGAGAAACCTTACGATCCGATGCTTCAATGAGTACCTTGAGATGAGCCTCATCCGTACTGTCAGTACGGATATGATATGCTTCTAAGTAACCGAGTACCTGTTGCCATGAGCGAGGATTAAGACGCGCCTCTTCCAGTATTCCTGTCTTTTTATCAATACCCTTACTGATAATGGGTAGCCGTTTTTCGAGACGTTCAATCTCCCACGTAAGAGTCTGTTCTATCTCCTTAGAACGTTCATGGTCCCACCCCATGCCATGACGCTCAACGAGGGTGAGCATGGGAGAGACAACTTTAATTAGCCATGTATAGAACGCGACCAATCCACGACGTTCTAGCAGTAGCCTAAAGTAGGCACGAAGGAGACGAGTTCCATGCACATCGAAGGCATTGTATCGGTAAAGGATGTCACGGGGGATGGCTCCGTAACCCTCTTCTTTAGTGACGTATTCGTCAACGACACTTTTCCAATCAGGAGCGCCCAAGAGTTCCTGTCCCATGTAATCGAGACCATGAATACCGCTGACTTCATAACAAGCATAACTCGCAAGCATAGTGTCGTCGAGCAAGGGGAAAGGTACCTCGCAATTGAGAAACGACATGAGAACGCCCACGTCATACTTACCATTCTGGGCTATGATTCCACAGGCGAAGAGTAGCTCGACCATCTTTGCTTTGTTGACGTCGGTGAAATCTTCTTCGATGATTGGATCGATACCAAAACACTCGTCGGCGAAGACGTAGACATGATGCTCATGCGAAGAATCAGTTGGGCCAATCCCAATGCACAGAACTCGACCGAATAGACCATCATCGCGACCAAATGAGACGTCCTTGTCTCTTCCTGATTCGGTATCAACAACGACGCCGTGGTCCCGATTGAGGTTAATGATTTCGTCCATGACCTGGAACGCTGTGAGTGGACGAGTGATGACCTCAAAGGAAGGTTCGTACCACTGATTGATCTGCTTCTTGTTAATAGCCTTGCCAATGTCGCTCAACATGAGAGGGAACATGCCATGGCTGCGAAGAGTGTACGCTGGATGGAAAGTGGCAACCAACTCGATAGGGATAGAATTTTCCAAAGCGACAAGTTTGGGCGGACCTACCCGAAGCTTAGTGATGCCTTTTTTAGTCTGACCCTTAGGTAGAAGAGGAGCCACGGCTGAATTGCCCATAGCAACCACAGTATGGATGTTTTGGTCTTCTAGCTCCGCAATGAGACGAGGACGACAGGCTTCGATAGCTTCTTTGGGAAGCTCCTTCATCGAGTCAGGGTAATGGCAACTTGCTGCATTGGTAAGAAGGATACTACTACGGTCCACCCCGTATCGAGAGAGAACAGCGTTAAGTAATTGGCCAGAAACGCCAACAAAAGGTCGTCCTTCTCGAATCTCATTCTTAGCTGGTGCTTCCCCGATAAATGCCAAGCCAGAAGAACGTCTGCTACCTCTTGGAAACTCTGAAGGAACGTACTTTCCTCGACGACCCAAGGGACATTTTTCGCAGTGAGCGAGTGGGTGCTTTCTTTCTTCGATAGTGAGTGGGACACTTTGGTCACTCATCCTTTTGAGGATGCGTTGAGGTTGAGGTTTAGGATCGCTTGGGGGATCGGATTCTAATGGGGCTAGGGTCGGTGGTTCCCCCTTCTTCCTCATCCTCTGTTCCCGCAACGTTTGCCTCCTTGCCTACGTTTTTCCCTGCTAGATAACTAGGTGGGACTGAATACCAAATCTTAGTGCCTAGCGTCTTACTTGAAGCGGGATGTGGATTTATGGATACCATTCCCCGACGTATCATTGTTTCTTCAATGTCTGGCATCTCACTCTTGCGTAGACGGAACTTCTGCATTATCTCTGTTTGATTGTGAGGTGTAGGATAGGATGTCCTAATCCAAGAGGCTATCTTATCCATCTTCCTCTCATACTTATTCAGGTCAGGTTTCTGCTCAATAGACACAGCAAAATCTGTGGCATACTGTAGCCATTCCTCACCATAATAGATAGCGCGCTGTAGATCCTCCTCGGTAATCTTGTCTCTAAGATCTGCTCCACAAAGTAAGATAGCTACCTTGATGATTGAGTTCTTGAGACGATCATAGAGAGCACAATAAAGTTCGGGGTCTGTCGTACTGAGTCCCATGATGCGAGAATCATTATCGAGAGTTTCCAGCCTTTGCCAGAATCCAGGAGTGCCTTGCAACCTAATATGCTTGGCCCTTGGCTTCATTATGATAGATGGATCTCCATGAAGCTTAATGCTAACCACGTTCCCACCATTGATGACAGAAGAATCTTCATCGGTAGGCTCTGGAGCGTTGTAGTATTGTTTAATTTTCCAGAGTATATCAATAAGCTTCTGACGAGTAGGACCAGGATCATCTAGTTCCTCCATCAATTCTTCGTCAATGGGAGGACCAAGGGGCCTAATGTCCTCGGGGTTTGTATTTCCCATGACGAAAATGAATCGAGGAATGAAGCCAGAACGAATATGCTCGATACTAATTATCTCTTCCATGCGGGATTTGATCCCACCAGACATAATGACGAGATACGGATCCTTGATCTCAATCTTCTCTTTACGGAGAATGCGGGTCTGAGGCTGCGCGTCATAGAGTCGAGTCAGATGCTCAATGGTACCCGACATGTAGTCTTTATGGATAACAGAGTCCATAAAACCTGTAATCTCGTCACGGTGCAAATTGCTTGATTTACCATCTCGTCCGGACAGCTCAGTGAGAAGTCCCTCAGGAGAACCATCATTCGCTAAGAGGTAATCATCGAGAACGTCATCCATGAGTCTTCGAGCAAGATCAAGACATGTACTTTTACGAGTAATTGTAGTTCCTGCTAAGAGCATTATCCAAATGTTGGGGACGAAAACTGACTGCCGAGTGGGCAGACTAATATATGGGGCCATAGCCGTTGATAGAATGGCGGCCCCGATGGCTCTATGATATTGTATGGGGGCATCTGTTACCGTATGCGCCCACTCCACATAGGAATCTATGAATGTCCTAGGGAGTTCTTCTTCAGGTGGGTCCTCCGACCTGAGAAAGGTCACCACCTAGCATTCGCCCCCTTCATTAAGCAGACACTACGGGGAGTGTCTCCATTTTAGAGACACTCCCCGTAGAACCTTACGAAGGGTTCACACCGTGGCCTCTGACACTTCGTCTTCCTTCTTGGCCTTCACCTTTGACTTCTTCTCGACAGCAGGTGTCTCTTCGACCACTACTGTCGGAACGGGAAGGAACTTGTCACAACGGTTGCGTGGCTTGTAGAAGTCACCCGTTTCCTTGTTCTTCTTCCCCGGCTGAACGCCAACGCGAATCATCAGACGCTCCCCAACCATTTGATTCGGCCAGATTGCGATCTCACCATCGGTTGCGTACCCACATGCGTCCATGAATTCCATGACCTGCTGGTACATTGCCTCGACGAACACCATGCGGTGAAAAAGCTTACGATTCACAACCCTGATCGTCTGCACAGAAGGCTTGTTGTCTTCAGGATTGCGAACCCGAGCGGTAACTTCCTCTTCACCATCTTCGGTGGATTCGATCGAGAACTTCCAGTTAATCATGCGAGCACCGGGGTTGGCCGCAGAATCACTCGCACGTTCTTCCTCGTAGTCCTCGATCTCAACAATCACATTGAGACCAGCAGGAAGGAGATAGAATGCCTTCCTCGGCTCGACGTCTGTGAAATTGATCCGAATTGGCTGGTCTTCGTCGTACTCGTCAGTCACTTCAAACTCCAGGGTTCAGTGTTCAGTGTTCGGAACTACTTCTTCTTGCGCATCATGCCTTCATCGGCAGGCTGAGTGGTCGGATCAAGAGTGACCGCACCAGGATTCCGAATCAGCATGTCGTACATTCTTTCGATTGTCGGATCCTGAATGGCTCTCTTGATGCCAGGGATTCGACACTTCGCCGATACGTAGTTGTCCTTATCTGTTTGGATCCACCGCGTATTGGCTGACCCATTGACCTTCGAGTACATGTATAGAACTGCATCGAAGAACGCTGGGACCTCCGACCTTAGCTTATTCGTAAAGCTAGGTCGGATGACCATTCGGGGATTGTCTGACTTCGCAGTGCGCGGGTCAGGTTGTTCGTACGTCAGTGCCGTACAGATGAAGTTCATCCGTAGGTCTCGGAAGGCTCTGAAGAATCTTCGCATCTGCGTGGTGGTCTCATTCCACTCCTCGAACTTGGGAAGATCAGCGGCGATGTTGATCTTCTCGTTGTATCCCAAGAGGTGACCAATGTTCAGGGCTTGAGCTTCTGTCCCTGAGTCCACCATGACAGTCTTGAATGGATGACGCATCTTGTAGAGATCGTCATAGATTTTCTGAATGTCCACCCATTTCAGTGGGCGTTGCTCATCTGGATCAGGCACCACGAGGATCTGATCTGTATCAAGATGAGACAGGGTATGCGTTCCCCCTTCGATGTCAATGACCAGGAGGGGGGCCATCTCGGGGACGAACGCTGACATTCCTCCGAGGAGTGTCTTTCCTACCCCCGACTCACCATAGATCATGGTGTTGAGGTAGGAAAGTTTCTTCTGTGGTGGGCGTAGGATTAGACCACCAATGGAACCGATAGTCAAACGAGGCGGAATACTTTCCTCATCGACCAACTCAGCATCTACAATTTGAGATGGTTGAGTTGTCGTAACCTCGATCTCTGATGTCATTCAGTGACTTCCTGTTCTTCTACTCGTCGTTCTTCCATCCAGTGGCGTCGGTTCGTTTGAATGAAACCTCCTTCCAGCAGGTAAGAAATATCCTCCTCCCGGTCCATTCCAATGCAGGGCTGACGGTACTTACAACTAGTGCAGTGGAATCGACTCTTATTTGGGTAGAGGCGAGGTTCGTTTATCATGTCGGCAGCCTCTTGGGCAATGGCCTTACCGACATTGACAAGTTCTTCTTCACCTTTGAGAACGGTGAATCGCTGGCTGAAAATCATGGTATCGGAGCTACGTAGAAATTCAAGGTAATCGTCGTAGCAACCATCAAGGAGTGCCTGAGGGTCATGTTGAGCCACGTACGGTTCAAATACTTCGAGGTTTGTAGGTTGAACCTTTGAGGTTGAGAAGTGGCAACCCTTTTGCATGCGTTTGAGAAGTCGAGGTGGACGGGGAAAATCCTTTCGCGTCTCGGCGTAGATGAATCCCGAGATGTTGAGGTTGAGCCTTTCCCACAGAGCCCACGTATAGCCCGCAACCTGATCGTCAAGTTCTAGGAAGTCTTCATTCTTGGAAATGACTCCTGCTGATTTCCAGTCGAAGATGTAATAGTCACCATCGACAATGTCTTGACAGAGAGCATCTACTCGACCGGCATAGACCACAAGAGAGTCGGGATCATTGGGGTCATTAGAATGGTTCTGTCCACACTGTGGGGAGTTGTGACAGTGGAGAAGTTGTTTTGGATCATCAGGGTCGACGAGTGGAACCTCAAAGGAAATCTCAACCGCGACAGGGCGGAACCATTTATCATACTTGGGATGCACATACTTGGCATGGTAGTTCAGCATTCCAGTACCAAGGTCTAGCTTGTCCTCGAAATCGGATTCCATTTCTTGGGGTAGTTCATTGAGTTTGTGAGTCTCAAGGTAACGCTTGCGTTGAACTTCACATTCGAGAAGGAATGCCTGGATAGCACCTGCGGCTTTTTCATCTGCATCGGTAGTATCCCAAGTGCCGGGGTTGTAGAACACCTGCATACCACAGTGGAAAGCAATACCAAAGTCAAGCCTATCTTCAGGCTCAATGGGGACGTAACCTTCTATGTAGGCCCAGTTCCAACGGCGACGACAACCACGGAATGAGCGACGTTCACTATTATGTATTTCATGGACCATGCTCTAGCCTCTCGAAGAGGTAACCCCTTGTAGTCGATCATACCACCGTGGGTAGGCTCTGTCGACCAGTCAGGTGAATTACACTAGTGTAGTTTTGTGGATCTTCACCAAGGGTAGAGATGTCGATCATGTAGTCCCTCTCACCTGAGGATAGTCCGTCAGGACCTCATTGACTGCTGAGGGACCTGGATTCCCACCCAGTGAACACAGAAGGCACTTCACCAGGGTCAACACTGCGGCACCTAGAGCTGGTCCTAGCCCTAATAGCCAATTGAACGTAAAGACATCGAACGTAGCCCCGACCGCTATCGAGAGGTAAATCCCAAAGTAGCATTCAAGAAAAGTGAAGAGGACGCGCTCAATTGAAGCCTTCCAAAATGCCCACGTCCATATGGGATGGCTAGCATTAGGGTTTGTCATCTTCTAGGTATTCCCTTTCGAGAGTGAGGAGATAAAAATCCTCTGGATTCTCTCGTCGCAATGTTTCCGGATCGGCATGCATCACGTGGTACATCTTGCCCACTTCATGGAGACGATGACCAACAATCATTCCAATAGCTAAGACAATGATGGTAATGAAGACCACAGTCGTCAGCCATTCGATGACAGGAAAGAGAGTCCCAAGGATGGCAATGCCAAAGAGGACAGTCAGACCAAGGCAGAATAGATTGGCTTCGTTTCTGCCATGCTGATGCATATTAAAAATCTCAGGAGGTCTCTCGTCCTTCATTGAGTGTCTCCATTCAACTCAAGCATGTCTGGAATCCTAGGGAGTGGGGCTGTAATTTCGGTTGAGTCAATGGTTTCATACCAAACAATAACCTTACGTCCCCACCTTACAAACATACTTATTCGCCGCTCCAGAGAAATTATCTTAGCAGACCCCTCGTCTCTCTGGATGCGCAGGGTCTCGGCATCCTGACGCCAAGAAATAACCTGCGCATCCCTAGATTCAATTTCAAGATTTAACTGAGTCAACTCAGCCGTACGTTCAGCTGCCTTTCGAGTAGCCCTCGCTGATGAGATTGCTCCAAACAAACTCACTACTCCAGTAATTACGATTCCTAAAAAGGTGATCCATCCGGCAGGGTTCACGATTGTTCTTCCCAGCCACATGCAATAAGTATAGTTAACGCAAAGCCAATGTAAGTGGCCCCAATGCCCCAAACTCCTGGAGAATAAACAGTGAGGAAATAAACAAGAGCAGAAAATCCCCACCATACAGACAAGGCTATCGCAGCCGTAAACTGTGGCCAATCTGGCCATCGTGGATAGATACCAGATAGGATAAACAATCCTACCACTATCCAAATAACTCCCCAAATTGGTATTGAAATACCAAACAATTCAGGGGTCGTTACTGGCCACCATTTAGGTGGGCTATTTGAGTTGTCCCAATAGCTTAACGCCATAGCTATTCCATAGGCGATGTAAGCTAAGGCTACTACCAAAAGCAGAGCCCCGCGCCTTCCGATTCTCAAACGCAACCGGAAGGCCCAACGGGGCTCAAACTTCACGCCCATTTCGAGGATCTTTCGTTGTTAGACCGAGACCTCGAAGCGAACGTTTGCTTAAGAAAGCCTAAGATGTTGTCCCGGGAAGATAAGGTTAGGGTTCTTGATGGTAGCTCTGTTGAGCTGGTAGACCGTTCTCCAATGACTACCTGCAATCCGAGATAGGGTATCTCCTCGCTTAACGACGTATGTTCGGTGCTTCCCACCAGCCGCAGGTGTGGCCTGCGCCACTCGGGGCGCGGGTTTGGGTTTCGCTGCGGCGGGTACGCTCTTTCCGGAGACAACTGTTCTTTGTTTTGTGGAGCCAACTGAAGGCAGTGGGGAGGAGAGCTTTTTCTTTCCTCCCGCCCAGCAGGATCGGGAAGCATTCCAATCAGAAAGGCTAGGATTCTTAGCGAAGATCCTATTAGCCACAATCTTTTGCTCCGCAAACGAAGCACCCATTGCCGTAGAGGAGAATTGTCCCCCACCATTGCGGAGCCAAGTTCCATTGGTAATCTGGAAAAAACCGCTAGCGGTGAAGGGGCCGGGAATTTGGGTATGAATGTTCTTGCCTCCGGATTCGCAGGCAATGATCGACTCCCAGCCCCCGGGAGGGTCGGCCGCAGCGCGCCCATGACTAACAGACGATAGTGCGGTACCCAAAAGTAGGGCAAGGGCCAGCGAAATCTTGTATTCCCGTTCGCTTATTTCTCTATGTTTTCCCTTATATCTGTAATCAGTCAGCAGACTCATAGCATCCCTCAACGCACCCGCACTTTGATACAAGCAACATGCTCGGTATTAAAGTGAAGTGACGTTCCGTCTCGGTCGACAAACGTTAAGCTCCGCGTTGTGGCCAGCGTCTCGAATGATCCGCGGATCAAATTGTGGATGTTGTTGAGTTGCTCCTTAGGACAATAGCCCAACTGGACAGTAAATACATTTTGGGAATTGGTGTAGACGTCTACTAAAACCTCTACAGGGATCTCTTCTTCGGATTCCTGGGTGTCCTTCTCAAGAACCACTTCATCCACCCGGCGACACTAGCACGGACAACCAAGCGAGTCGAGAGGTGAATTGCGACTGATTACAATACACCAGTCAACAGGTGAGCAAAAGTTCTAAAGTCATAGGCGTCGGGCAGATCTATTTCTCCCCGATAAATTTGGCCCAACTTTGCCAAATCATTATAAGCACTTTTGAGAACGGCTACTTCTTGGGCAGTGTAGTTGTACGGTGCACTAGTTAGATCGGCATCCGGTGTAGAGTCCAAAAACATTTTGAACTGATCGATGGCATCGAACGTATTGCGAATGGTGACCGCAAGAGTTCCTGACCTGTCGTCAATTTCAGCGCGGGCTTTAGGGAATCCAACAGACATCAGGTAGAACCCTTCGGTTAAGCAAGCTTGGTAATCTGTCCAGTAGCGAAAACTGCATAGAGGGAACCAGCAAAGACGTAAAGGGTCGCTCCAGTAGTAGGAGCAGACGGAATAACACTAACCTCGGGAATCCATTTCGTTCCATTAGTAAGGGCGTCAATCCTGTTTTGAATGTCTCCTTGTCCTTGCCATAGAAGAGTCTGCATCCTATCCCTGTCGACTCCCAGGAACCTCTCTGGGTTACCGGGCTCAGCGCCAGTCATAACGGTAAGCTCGCTAGGTAATTCCTCAGCAATAACACCTAGCTGAACAGGAGGCTCTTTGGGTTCTGATATAAGATTGCCGTCAGGATCATAAACAGCATCCTCGGCCAGGAAATCCTTCTGGAAATACTTTGCTCGGGCTTCGCGGACAGCCTGTCGAGGGTCGAGATCCTGAGCTACTTCGATATTGCTTTTCAACTCCGCGGAGGAGTTCACAATCAAACCACCAGCGTAGAGCACAGACATGCACCAGATGTCACGCCAAGCACCATGATTGTCACTGACGAATTGACAGGAGGCCCAATTGGGCCCAACGGCAGGGGTAAAGCACATTCCTACATCTCGAAAGGGGGCATGGAAGAACGGTTCTCCACCATTAGCAGTACTGTTGCCGAAGAACAACAAGGTATTGTTGTTAATGGTAGTACCATTGGTTTCCATTAGACCAATGTGATTGCCAGAACCTTGGGATGCATCGGTCATCAAGTCGACAACTTTGGCACGATTACGAGTGCTACCGTTGGCTGCATAGATGTCACTGATGAGTGTATTGAGAATATTGGTAGGGTTACAGTAGGCGAGAGTCGCAATGTCTTCACGAGCAATAACCATACCCCGATAGATTGAACCACTATCGTCCGCGCCGTACATCGCAATACCAGCGCCACCGGTACCAGAAGTAAAAGAGTCGATAGCAGCGGCACGACTACCCGTAGCAGGCCAAAAAGCAATCTGGTCAGGCTGAGCACCATTAGGATTGATAGAGATGCGCTGTCCAGAAAACGCCGTAGACATACTACCGGTTGCCGAGAAGTTTCCTGTAGAAGCTTCGGCAAACATGGTACGAGTGCCGGCACTGTTGAATGCTTGCAATCCAGTTGGATGCAACTCAACTCGGGCACCACTAGGATTACCTGCAAGAATGCGAGTGGCAACAACCAGATCAGATTCGAGCTTTGTTGCGGTTACTGAACCTGCTTGAATCTTGCCAGCGGTAATAGCGTTGGCTGCAATCTCATTTGCAGTAAGAGTCAAGGCAACAAGACGATCAGCCGTAATAGTCCGAGAGACAATGTGACTAGCGCTAATAGAACCAGCAGCGATTTCAGTAGCACCTACAGCACCCGCAATAATCTTTGGGGAAGTAATCGCATCATCGGTTATCTTCGTCGTAGTGATTGCGTTGGCTGCTACCTTAGCTGCCGTAACTGCATTGTCTGCTAGATCAAGCTCAGTGATAGCACCATTGATAATGTCAGCGCTGACAACCTGTTGGGGAGTACCTGCAATAGGAGGAGAGGGAGCGCTTTCTTTTCCTCCCATGTTGACCGCGGTGACGTCAACTAGATAAGAGACGTAATCCAGATTACTAATAATAAATTTACCAGGAACAGGAGTAATAGTACCGCGGATGGTACGGTCTGTAGGATTGCTGGCGGGGGCCGCGTAGACGTTGAGGTGACTGAAGTCTGCGTAATTACTGGAACCACTCTGAGTTTCGCCTGTATGAGATATAGTAAGGGTAGCAATACCGGGGGTGACTTGCGGAGCTGATGGAACTAGGGGAGGCTGAGGATTCTTACTAGTAATGGTAGTCGTACCATCAGGTTGGAAACCCAAGATACCACGGTCGTTACCGTCATTGTCAAACATTTTAATTCCTCCACCTTCGAGGGAGGAATTACCCAACTGTCCAGTGCGAAGGCCGGACTCAATTGTCTTGAGCCTTTGATCCAAGTCTGCGAGATAGGCAGCGATGTCCCTACTCTCGGGGTTAGGTGGGGCAACAGTTACCATTAGATCCTCGCAATGATGTACGCTTGGAGCCACGTAACCACGTCGGGAATATCATCTGGGAAGTTATAGGTGTGGCCCGACCTGATATATGCAGAGATGAGATAGTCGTTCCAGTCACTCACGATTTGAGGACAACCAATCCACGTCCAGTCTTCGCTAATGTCCCCACCACTCTTCATCTGATCCATGATGAGTTGGGCAGCCTGCACATCATCAGTGTACTTAGGTATCGTTGTTGATGGAGGAGTAGTACTTGGGTACGTAAACGAAGCAGAACGGGCAACACTAAGACGAATGATCTCAGACGCAGGAACATACGATATGGAGAGGATACGATACCACTCAGTGTAGAGATTGGGGAGCCAAGGAATCTCTAACTGAACGAAGATATCATCCCCAATGTCGTACTCACCAATAGAAGCATTCTCATGGCGAGCATGGATAACCATCTCACTTAACGAGAAAACAGATCCTTTACGAGCACCTAGCTCTTTCATAGCTAAAGCATTGGCTGCGTCTACAGTGGTGACAGTCTTATCGGTGATGACACTGACTTTACGTACGCGATTTCCAAAGGGCTCAGCCGCGTATCCTCTGATCGTAGCGGAACCTTCACCAGATCCAATAACGATAACCTCAGAGGCGTAGGTCTCGTCACCCTCTTGCACGGGGACAACCTCTAGAACGTTTTCCTCGTTAAAAAGTAACTTATCACGAGGAGTACCAATACGGGGATAACCCAAGTCAAGGTATAATTCGACATCAGTCTTGGCTGCGTTCCACTGGACTCTTTCTCGATAATCAAACGGAGCTTCATGGGAGAGTCTATCAATCTCGTCCCCACAGTTTGGAGTGTTCCACCATAGTAGTTCGTAGGGAGCTGCATCGACTTCATTGATAGAGGTAGTACCATCTGAGTTCTTGATAATTTCAGTGTGGGCAGGAGTACCTAAACGCTTAGCTGAAGTGGTATCAGAGATTACAATACCCAGATTGGAGCGGGGATTGTTCTGTACGTTCTGCCAAATCGACCGGACTACGTTAAGAGGATCTATATCGATACTGCTAATCTGTCCACCCCAAACAACATAGTGTGAGATTGAGGAGAACCCCTCACAGCTAAAGGTGAGAGATGCTTCCTGATGCTGGGGTGGAAGGAAGATACCGGTAGCTCTTATTTCACCGGAGATTTCAACGTGGAGAAAATAAGCGTAGCCATCTAGCCCTAACTGTTGAATCGAGGATACTTCAGGTAGGAATGATCCTTGCATTACAGATGGACCGGAAAGTTGAGTAGTGTAACTGAAACCATCCTGAACAGGGAGGTCCCAATCCACAAACTTACGAGATAGAATCTCTTGGGCAATGAGACGGAAAGGGTGCTGCTTCTGTTGAGGATATGGATAGTGAATGAAAGCTGTATCTGGTAGTTTTCTGCGTACGTTCGCTTGCGCTAGTAAGGTAGGAGTAGCAACTAAGTAAACAGACGGATCACTAATGGTAAGATTAGCATGTATCGTCAGGGTAGGTGTTGCAATGAGATTGGTTGTGACGAATTGACCTCTGAATGCTGCTACAGTAAGAGTAGGAGTAATAGTCAGAGGTTGAACAAATGAAAACGAAAGAGGGTTATCCCACGTACCAGTAGCGACTTGATCCCAAGTGTACGCAGATACCTGATTCCAAGTTGCTAAGGGTGCCATTGTAGATTACGTCTGCTCTTTGAAGGCGACTCTAAATTCTCCTACTGAACCCCAAAAATATCTTAAGGTACTACTCGGTAGCATATTCGTACTAAACTGTACCTTGAATTTACAATGCTTCCCTCGTTGAGCAGAGGGAATGTTCACTCTTCCCGCTGCAACGCAAGTCATCCCATCGGGACCACCGCTAGTAAACGAGTAGTTATAGTCGATATCTACTTTAGGGGTGAGAATAGCTCCGTTGTCGATGTTGATTCTCGCACTGGAATAATGGTTGGCGAACACTTGCACCGAGTAGGCAGCGAACCATACCTCAGCTATAGTTGCCCATTTAGGAACGGGAACAATCCACTGCGCTGATACTGGCCAATCTCTCCAAGCTCCTATGGAACCACTAGTGAAATCATCAACCGTAGGGTTAGTGGTTTGAGGAAGAATCCTGGCGTAGACGACCTCAGGATTATCGGGTGTAGGTGCTCCCTCTACCGGTGGAATAGTAGTAGGAGGCACAGGAGGTGGGGGAGGTCCAACCTTACAACGCAGGGAAACAATCATTGCGTTGGTAATCGTGGATGTAAACGCAGGAATGTCAATACGGGCGAGAGTAATAGCTGACCACGAGTTACCCAGATCACGAACGGAACGAGTTGTCGAAGGGACACCCTTAACGACAACAGGATTACGGTATGGCCCATCGTCATTAGAGGGAGGAGCAGGCCAAGGTTCACCCGCTACATGGTTGTCCTCGATACGCAGAATGATGAGATCTGAACGGGCGGAACCTGTATTGTTAGGATCAATGGGGATAGTAATTGCTTGACCATACTTGCCCATGTAAGACTCGTAGGTCTGACCCAACCCTCTAGCGAGGACAACATAGCCCCCTGGATTCATCTGAACTGAACCACCAGGGGTAGCTAAAGCTTGAATCTGGAGATCAGAACTTCCTAAAATTCCCTCGGAACCTTGAAACATACCCCAATTCAGCATACGAGCATGCTCGACTGGATTGTCAGCACCACCACCCACGAATAGCGGTACACCCGGATTTGGAGAAGTCATGGGATAGGTGTCTCCTTACCACGTTGTCCAAGCGTCATTAAAACTTACGGATAGATACGCAGTACCAGTAGGGTCTGTTCCTCTGAGCACAATTTGATGCGTTCCTGGCGGAAGTGTTTGCATGCTAATTCTACGACTATCCTGAGTAAATCTCCCAGCAACGTTGACTGTTCCATTCATCAGGATCTTTCTCGACCAGGGACGAGGGTCAATCTCTAGGTAATCATAGACGCCTAGTGTGAAATTAGGAGAAGTCTTAATCTGGTAGTATCCTACCACATCGACTATGGGGGCGGTGATGGGACCATGGATATAAGTCATCATCCAAGTGTCGGTATTGCCACCTACATAGACAACGTCTGCACCTTCAGTGACAGCAACATCGGAAGCAGGAAATTCTAGGGGGAATTGAAAACCCCCACCCACACCACCAGGAACAATACCAATATCATTATTGGCCAATATAGCACTATAAAACTTATGCGTTAGCATCTGAAAGTCACAAGTAACAGGAATCCAACCAGAGTCAACGCGACCTGTAGTAGGCTCAATACGTCGAGGGCGACCATATGCAACCTTGGTCTCTCCGTGACGATTCATTACTAGCTGAGAAACTGATCCAGTATCTAAGCGAGAAGCGCTAAAGTGAGTGTCCTCGGTGAACCATGCAGCTTCCATACCGGAATACAAAGTGTGAGCAGATGGAGAATCTCCCGGATAGGTACGAATATTGATGTCAAAAGAAATGAGACGCCCACGCATGAAGTCTTTACCAAAAGCCAGACCGTCATCACGAGAGTTAGGTTGATCCTGAGTCTCTACCTCGGGGGAACCAAAGCTGGCATGAGCAACGTTAACCTTAGTACCTCTACCGAACTGGAACCCCTCTCCTATGTTGAGTGGGGGATTGACCAACTCGTAACCGAGGTCAGGAGGAAGGATCATCGCTTAGTATACCTACCCTTCGCAGCGACCTTCTTGCGGAAGGCAATTTCATTGGCCAACTCACGAATAGTTGCCTTCGGGGGAAGCGTAATGTGGTAAATGTCTCCACCACTAGGAGCCTTAGTCTTCGTGGGGTGGAACATGTCTTGAAGAATTTGAACGAATTGGTTGAAGTCTTGAGTTTGGGTGGGAGAGAGGACTCGCTCCGCATGCCCACTGGTATTGATAGGAATGCCTAGCGAACGAAGAATACCACCTTTATCAAGGGTCTGAGAGAACCTTGGGTCTTGATTGTATGGGGAAAGATTTTCCGCACCAGGAACGGCCGGTGGGAACATATTGGAAAGCTTATTTTTAAGAGTATCAAGAGAAACCTTTACCAGGGCATCGGGGATGCGAGCGATAGCCTGACCGATTAGGCTAGTCACCCGAGGCATACTCGGTATCTTGGCAATGATACTATTGAAAAGAGCTGTCGCATTAACCCCAACCCTATCCCACCAGGATTGAGCCTTACCTGTACCGGTAGTTCCAGGAGCAGTAGTCGCACCTACTTGACCAGTACCCAAAGTTCCACCGGGAGGAACGAAACCTCCGGATTGGAATCGTGGAAGAGCAGCCAGGAGATCCATATTAGCCCGAGCGACTGAAGCAGGTACAATAAATTCACCAGCAGAAACGCGGGCGAGAACGGAATCCGATGTACCCGTTCCTGGTCCTTGAACCATTCCACCTGTAGCAAAGGTGGGAAGCTCTGCCATGGGAGTAGCGGTAAGAGGAGCTGCTCCAATCCATCCCATGACAGTGTTCCATGAGTTAAGAATACCGTCGTTGATAACTACCCTAATAACCCAGTTGATAGGCTCCCTGAAGAAGTTGGCTACTGCCCGCCACGCTTTACCAATACCATCGGCTGCTTCTTGAATCCTCTGCGTACACCAAGGTCCGAATTCAGCAAAACGTTTCTTAACCCATTCGAGGAAGTCAGTTCCAACTCCACTGAACCAAGTACCTAGCTCGCTCCATGTTTGCTTAATCCATACGTTTCCATCATCAATAACTCTGTTAACATCAGCCATAAATCGTTCAAAAACACCACGGGTGTCTTCAGTATTGGTTACAGTGTCTTGCTTGAAAATTTGGAGGAAGGATGACCATGCTGACTGAATTTCATTACCCTTGGTATCAACGTAACCCTTAATATTATCGAGCATAATAGTGAAAGCGTTCTGGGTGTTGGCTGATCCTCCATCAGCGGTCGACTTGAAACCAGCCCAAAAGGCATTCCAAGCAGCAGTAATATCTTGGTCCCATTGCGTCATCTTGGCCTTGAGTTCATCAAGGGTCATACCAAAGACGCCAGCAATAATGGTCCAGAAACCTTCAGTGATAGTCTGGAGTCCCTTACCGAATTTGTCCCAGTCTCCAGTAACCAAGCCAATGAAGGTTTCAATGGCACCGGACATTACTTCCAACGCGCCGGTAAGGATGCCAACTACGCGGCCGAAAATATCTCCAAAAACAGGACCAAAAACAGAGGTAAGGAAAGTAATTAGCTCAGTGAGTTTGGTAAGCAAATCAAGGAAAGCTGGAATGACATGCTGAGTCAGAACATCAGCGAGGGGTTGCAGATAAGGCTGAACTTTTTCAACAATAGTCTTGCCTACATCAACCAAAGTATTCCAGAGCTTTAGTGCAGCTTCACTTAGCTTGTCAAAAGCTGGTTTAATGTACTGCTCGAAATTGTTCTTGATGGTTTCCCAGATGGGATTCCAAATATTCTTCAGCCAAGTGACAAACTCATCCATCTTGGCTTTAGCGGTATCGCTAGTCTGATACAGATATACAAGACCTGTAGCTGCGGCAGTAATAGCACCAATGCCAAGAGCAACTGGTCCCCCGGCACCCAATATAAGGGCAGTCATAATGGCTGTGATGCCCATAGCAATGGCACCCAGCATACCCGGAGGGAGCTTATTCAAGAAATCAAGGGCGGCAATAAGTCCCTGCATTACAGGGCGACCTAGAGGCTCAAGGTCTCGAACGAGGTGAGCAATGAATGTAACAACCTGGACGAGAATTTCCCACAGGAGTTGCAGGTCTACCTTGACATCTTCAATCCACTTCTGAAAATTGGGATCATTCGCTAGGTTATTAGCCCAAGTGTTGAAATCTTCGAGCCCCTTAACGATCTTATCGAGAATCCAATCTGCAAGTGGTTGGAATGCGACAACGAGTCCCTTAAGTCCACCCATAAGGTTACCCACCGCAGCGAATACCTTATCGAGAGTGGGTCCAACATGCTGGGAAAGGAAGTTAACGAATTGCTGCCAGTCGGCTGATCGGAAGTATTGCTGAAGATTCTTGCCCATCCTCTCAACCGCAGCAGAGGTGGCGTTGACGATAGGGTCAAGAGTATTGAGAGCAGCAGTCATACCGTCAAAGACGGAGGCCATAGCTGCGCCTACCGCCGGTGAGGTTCGATCCATCAAACCTTGGTATGATGCCTTCAATCGTTCGAGGGCATCGTAAGCTAACTGGTACCCAGGAAGCAATTTCTTGGGCATTTCACCCAAGGCACTATTGTAATCTCTCTGGGCATTAGCTAGATCGCGGGTAGCTGCGGCTATCTGTCGGGAATTCTCTAGGGCAACTCTAGCTTGTTCCTTCTCAGCTTCTGCTACCGCCTTTTGTGCATCGGCAATATCGCGCTGCCCATCTAATGCTGTCTGCGCTGCTTCTCTTTGTGCCCTAGAAACCTCTTCCTGAGCTTCAAGGATTCGTTCTTGTCCCTCTACTGCCGTCTGAGCGGCTTCCCTTTGTGCCTTAGCAAGATCCTCTTGGGCTTTCTGGATGGATTTTTGACCATCAAGGGCGGTCTGAGTCGCTTCTTTCTGTGCTTTAACTACTTCCTCTTGGGCCTCTTGAATAGAACGCTGTCCATCAAGAGCGGTTTGAGTGGCTTCCTGCTGTGCTTCGGCAACCTTTTCTTGGGCCTCTTGAACCTTTTGTTGACCCTCAATAGCAGTATTCGTTGCTTCAGTACGCGCATCTGCTAGATCACGTTCAGCATCCGCAACATCTTCGTTAGCGCTCTTTACCTTATCCTGAGCATTCCTAACCCCCTCGGAGCCTTCAATGCCTGTCTTGGAATACTCAGCAGCTTTTTCTTTTAGATCCCCATAGCTTTCTCGGGATTCATCGAGAGCAAGCTGGGCCTTACGAACATCAAGTTCATATTGTTTAAGGTCGTCAGCATCGGCCCCCTCAGCGCGGGCTGCATTGAATCTCTTTTGCGCTTCGGCAAGGTCGAGGATTGCCTGTTCTTCATCAAGAGCACCACCACGAAGAGCAAGCCTCAAATCCTCTAAATCTTCGATAGCATCCTTACGCGCCTTATTGAGATCTTCTTGTGCGCGTTTGGCTTGCTCTTGAGTTCGAGTAAGAGAATGCTCCGCGGATTCTACCCTACGCTGTGCTTGAACATTAGCCTGAGCTGCATCCTCGACTGCCCTTGCTACATCTTTTTGAGCAGAAATGATGCGTTTATTTGCGGCTTCATTAGCTCTCGCAGCATCCTCGACCGCTTTGGCCACTGCCTCCTGAGCGTCTTGAATTCTTTCCTTGGCATCTTCATTTGCCCTAGCAGCTTGTTCAACAGCATCAATGACATTTTGTTCAGCGTCAGCCACTCGTTCTTGAGCTGCTACATTATCCCGGGCTGCGTCTTGGGTAATCTTTGCGAGATTCTTACGAGCGTCAGTAACTCGTTCCTCGGCCGCTACATCATCCCTAGCTGCCTGCTCAACTGTACGGCTAAGTTGTTCCCTAGCCTCGGCAACGCGTTGCTCAGCTTGCTCATTCTGATGAGCAGACTGCTCAATAACTTGAGTTAAACGTTCCCTGGCGGAAGCTACCTGGTCATAAGCCGAGGAAATTCCAGCGGTAGCTGTCTTGGTTTTTTCAGCATGCTGACTGATAGTGCTAAAGACACCGGCCGCAACAAGACCAAAGGCCCCGAGACCAGAACCGACAATGCTAATAGCACTACCGAGGCCACCTAGTAGGCCAATGAGTCCATTAATTGCAGGAGCGCCAACGCTGAGGAGGAGAGGAAGTAGGGCAATAACTGCCCGCATTTCATTTCCTACGCCGCCAAAACTACTCCCCAGGTTGCGCGTCATTCCATTGAGTCGTGAAAGAGCAGATTGGTCTACATCGACTCTGACCCTGATAACGGGTCGAATCGCGTCAATACGCGCTCTAATAGCCGCTATCTCGCCAGCCTCTAGCCTGAGCTTGACATTGATAGTACCTACGGCTGAGTTGATTCTTGCTCTAATGGCAGCGAGGGTAGACTGATCGAGGTTAGCCCTAACCTTGATTGAACCTACCGCGCTATTAATTCTCGCCCTGATTGCAGTCAGAGAAGATTGGTCGAGATTAGCCCTGACCTTAATGCTACCAACTGCGGAATTGATTCTGGAGCGAATCGCTGCCAATGAGGATTGATCGAGGTTGGCTCTAACCTTGACGTTTCCGACAGTGCGATCAATACGTTGCTTGACGGCCTGCAAGCTAGAATTGTCAAGGGAAACCTTAACCTTGACGTTCCCGGTGACCTTTTCTATTTGCGCTTTGACAGCGGTGAGCGCAGTACGATCTAGCTTAGGCTCAACCTTAACTTGAATCGCATTCTTGGCCCACTTCTCAGCCTCAGCTCTCGCTGCTTTCAAACCCGCTGAGAATGCAGTCCTATCAAGGGTTAGTCGGGCATCGATACTCCCGGCGTTAAACGCGATTGGACTCACCTACCCTTGACAGTATGGCATGTTCGTGGTACCATTGGTAGGTGGGTAGAAGATATTTTAGAGGTACTCTTGAAGAAAGGTTTTGGCACTATACTTGCAAGGATGCCAACCTTGACGGCCACTGGATGTGGACTGGTCCCACTATTACTAAGCAGCGCTCCGACACTTCTAAACCCCTTACCTACGGGGTCCTTACACTCCCTAATGGAAAACGGATCTATGCCCATAGGTTTGCTTGGGAGTTGTTGAAAGGCCCAATTCCAGAGGGATTGCAAATAGATCACGTTTGCAGGATTGAGCTTTGCGTTCACCCGCATCCACTGCACTTGGAGCCAGTTACTAATGAAGTGAACAGTGCCAGAAGCACCTGCGCAGAAGTCAATAGGGCGAGACAACTTGCTAAAACTCACTGCAAATGGGGACACCCATTGAGTGGGAAAAATCTCGGGGTTAGCGAAACTCAAAGAGTATGCCTTAGGTGCAAAGCAAATAGGGCGGCAGGCAGACCAATGGATTCCTAAGGCCACGACTTCCCCCTGTTATACCTTTTGAATGCGAACCAGGTCACCGATATCCATATCGGATTGACCGCCAATGTTCCCACTCGCAAGGGATGAGCCAAGCCCACTGGAAGAGCTGCCTGTCTTTCCACCAGCGAGCTTGACTTTCCATTCAAAGTATTGGTTCATCCCTGACATGTAGGCATCTTGTTGCCACCATGGCAGGTTTTCCCATTCAGTTATATCGTAGTGGAGATAGCGTCGGGCGTTAAACCACACTAAACACTGCGTAGGCGTTTGGGTGTAGTCTTTGTACCGACGCTCGAAGCTTCCGGGGAGAGCATATTTTCCATGAGATACCCGAAGAAAGCCATGAAGCGAGGCCACGGAAGCAGCTCAATACTTTCTGGAGACGGGTGACCCTGGCAGAAATCTTTAATGGCTTCTACCAGGGTATCCGCAATCTTGCTGAATGCCTCTTCATCGTCCAGTCTTTGAAAAGCCTCGGCAATATCGTCAGGAGAATCCCCAATCTCCTCTTCCTCTGTATTGGCCACATTCTTGTTGTAGGCCGTAGAGATTTTGGCCATCGTATCTTTGACGAGTTGCCGTGAAGGCTCGGGAACTACACCCCTATCTTGGATGTATTCCCCATCTGTACCACGAATGCCGGTAAAATCGTACTCGACATCTGCGATACTACTGGCATCGAACTTTGGCATTCTATTCCTCTCTTACGGACCGGCGGCCACGTCCCATTCCAGAATAATTAGCTCGGAGAGTGGGTTCACCATACGGAACGAGACAGCGTAGAGACGCTGAGTTTCCGCACGACGGTAAGAAGTCTCCACTTCTGCGACACTCAGAACATCGGGGAAGAGAACGCGACGCCAATTTTCCTTACTGTTGACAGCTTCCATACCGAGAGTCAGGTGGGAAAGCTCGGAAGCAATCTTGAGCTGACGGGTACCTGGTTCGGTTGCCGTCTTTGCCACGGTATCGATCTCGCCACCACCGTAAGCAATGAGCATGGTCTCTAGGGTGTCCTCAGAAAGGACAGCCTCAATACGCGGGTCAAGCGTATTGGTCGCAACGTCGACCGGGTTAACCTGCTCTTCGATCGTAATATCCGTGGTTTCCCGCGTAAACCGCATGGTAACACCGGACTCGGTCGCACCTACCGACCGCCACTCCGGATCGCCATCGGTAGCATCTGCCCAATCTCCACCCAATTCGAGAGTGTTGTCGGGAAGAGCGATAGGAGTAGTAGCATTAAAGTCAGCCACCCACAGAGCGGCCTGACCACGGAGAACATTACGCCGAGTGTACCTCGGAATGAAATCAACCATTATGAACCATCCTCAATAATCAGCTTAACACTACTTGCGTTAGCTGCTTCTTGCGCTGCCTCTAGTTCGGCAGAAGTGAGATCGGTCCCCTTCTTAGTGATCGTAGGGAAACCCTCTCCTGCGAACGAGCCAACAGGAAAGCCAACCCTCACTCTAACGCTTTTCCCGCCTTTGCTCTCCGGAGGAGACTCTTGCTCATCAACCATTAGGAGCACCTATACTGGTAGCAACTTGGGCGTAGTAATTACAGGTAAATGTAAATCTGGAATTCTCATCGGCGAAGGGTAATTGAATAGGACCACCACCCGTCCTACCGATGGCATCCACGTATACATCGTCCATCCAGAACGAGATAGATTTTGAGTCAGGAAACTTACCCGTCAGGATGTCGTCTACTTCCAAAGCAATAAACTCAGCGTCAGGGAAATTATTCTCTGCACCCCGACAAGTAACTTGGAACCCCACCGCGTCAAACAAGCCATCCATAGAAAAACCGGCACCTGAGACAAAGGTGACGGAAATAATACGGTTCGGCACATCGGGAATGCGACCGGCGAAAATCCTCGCTTGACTGGTCACATGCTGCTTGAGATGTGCTACTAGCTTTTTCGTGGTGAGAGAACCCATTAGTGATGGTCCTCCGCTTCACGTGGAGCAACTGGAGCCCGCTCATAAATTGTGCGTCCTCCATCCGTTACCCAGGGAGCACCAGAATTAGCCAATACGTCACCGATATCAGGGTCTCTAGGAGCATTCTTCTCCACGAACCCCACCATCTTCTCAGAGACGGAAATCATTCCTCGGCGAAGATGAGAACCGGATTCGTCAATGACAGAACTAGCAATCTCCTGCATGAGTTTGGTTGAATTTTCCATGAGGGGAGCACCTAAATAATGTGCTCGTCCCACAGTGTGATGGAAAGAAAGATTCTGATGCTGGTTCTGCGCGTAAATCTGGTCGACAGTACAGCCTGCCGTAATGTCTCCATGACCTACTTGCTCATCGAGATAGTCAATGCGCTCGAAGAAATCGTCCTGAGCCATTAGTTCCACCCTGATGATGTTTGAGGAATAGGTCGAGTGGTGTACTCGGCCCCTTGACCAGTCTTATCGGGAGAGTTGCCTCTCGGATACACATCGGTATCGAGCATGATATCCCCTGGGTAGGGATTGATGACGATGGCTTCGTTCCCTACCTGTTCTGGTCCTTCCCCGACATTGTATATTTGCAGAGTACCAGTACCAATAGAACGCAGAACCCCATTGCACCGAGACCAAGTAATCCTTGGAGGAGCGAGTTCATTAGCATATTCACGAGAGCCCCTCCATACGTTGTCCGCCAACACTGCCGCCATATCGACGGACAACGTATGGATAATATCCGGAATAGGATCGGGAAGCGGTACTAGATAGATTCTACGTAGAACTGCATTGATTTGGGAATCGGCATCCTGAATGGCATACTCAATCTGCGCGTCGTCAAGCATCGCCGGAGTGTAATCCGGGTCCTCTGCCATATGAGGGTCATTCCAACCCCTCAATACAAGACGCACTTCACTAGGCTCTGAGTAAGCCATCGCCAGTCCCTTATTTCCTTCTAACTATTAGAACTAGAACTACTAGCAGAAGAAGTAGGGGAAGGCTTACTACTAGGAGACTTAGCAGCACTACCGGATCGACGACGCTCAATGGCCTTCGCCTTTGCGGCATCAGCTTCTTGCTGAATCTCATCCGCAATCACGAGGTGTTCGTTGTCCGCACCCGTACCAGGAGGTGCGACATCGAAACCTTCTTCGTTGTCTTCTTCGGTGCGAAACGCTACACCTTCAGGGCCATTAGATCCGAGTTCCCGACCGACATCGGCAACATGCGAACCACCGTCACCCAAAGAACGCTGCGCAACGTAGTCGGAAGACTCTGGGTCTTCCGGTCCACCAGCCTCAACGAACAAACGAGTATTCCGAGGACCCTGAAGGAATCGCTTGGCAACATCCCCATCAACAGAAATAACTTCGCCAGGGGCAACCATCTGGAATTCCTTGAACTTTCCATCATCATCGAGGATGGTCTGAGTCCAATGGGTAGTGCCGAGGTAACGAACGTCAGTCATATCAGATCACCACGCCACGTTTCCGCTACCGTCGATGTTCGTAATCTTGCAGACAGCCAGAGGGTTGTCGACAACCACGAGATCGCGGTACTTGAAGTAAGAGGTGTAGGAGTCGGTAGATTCATCAAACTTGAGCGGAGTGCCTCGAAGTGGCCATTCCGTCGAGATGAACCCCATTGCCTTACGCTGGCACACAATGACAGTGTCAGCAGGACAACGCCAACTCTCGAAGAGATCAAGAGTCAGGAACTTTTGCGGGTACATTCCACTGAAACTAGTCACTCCCGCATTCGATGCAGGGTTACCAGCAGGCTGGAACATGCTCGCAACCTCGGCGTTCTGAATGAACATTGCCGAGACCTGAGGATGCACAATCATGGTGTTGGGCTTGTAACCCAACTTTTCGCTGTATTGAGCACCGGAAACGTTCTGCGACTTAATCTTGTAAATCGCCCGAGACACATCGTACTTAATCTTCGAGGCGGTAGCATCCGTCGCATACCAACCATCAGTTGTCGCGGCCGAAGCAGCGGCAAAAGACTGAACGGAAGTGTTGCCTAGAACGGCAGTGATAAGGGCTGAGTCCTTACCGGCAATGAGGGTATTCCTCACCAGTTCCGTCTCATCCTGAACGCGACCCACATCGTTACGGGTACGCATTTCCTCGGAGAATCGGAATCCCAAACCACGCTTGGTGGTCTGCGCGGTAACCCGAGTCCGCATGGGAGCGGTGGTCATCGGGTATTCGGCATACTCAGCAACAATCTTGCCAACGTCACCTGCATACAGAACAACGGTTTCTTCGTAGGCGACAGCTCCACCGGCTGCACTGGGGCCAGTACGGAGAAGTTGGTCGGCAATATTGCTATCATTAACACTCTTGGCGATCTGGTTAGGAACGAACGTCGGGTTCTTAATCAGATCGTTGACGGTCCACTTCGGGCCATCATAGCTATGGGTAACAGTTGCGACTGCCATTTAGATCAGGCCCCCCGACCAAGGTTAATCAGGCCCTGAGCGCCGGGCGAAATACCTAGAGGTTCCCAACAACGACCAACAATGACGTCGAAGGTTGCGGCTCCACCAGTAGAATGAAGAGTCAACTCACCATTGGCTGCACACTTCACGAGTGCACCGTAAGGAACGGCTGCGGATGTCGCTGCAATCTTCAGCTTGAAGACCCCTTCGAGCGCTACCGCTCCCTCATTCGGAGGATGTTGAGCATTGACAACGGTATTGCCCCACGTATCCGTAGTGTCTGCGTTGGAATAGTCACTCGCAGACATATCACCCATTGCCACACCAAGACAAGTGGTAGAACCGGCAGAAGCAGGCTTTACCCGACCCGTTGTGCCATCAGGCTCTACCATCATGCCACCCTTGATGTTTCCACCATTGGCCACGGTAGTCGCTGAAACAGTCAGTGGGCCTTGATCAAAGACAGGAAGAACACCAGGCATTACAGATCCCTCCCATCATGCGCCCACATCGCATTGAAATTCTCTTCGAGTTCCTTATATGCCTTGTTTTCCGGAGTGTCGTGGTCACCGGTAAATTGATGGCCCCGTTCGTCTCCAAGAGTGATGACACCCTTGCATTCGTTGAGAATGTCACGAACGACCTGAGTAGCATCCACAGTGTCATCCTCGGCGAAATCGAGGGTGATTGTACGGTGGCGACTCAGAACCTTACCCGCCAGGTCGAGAATGACCGGAGGAACACCCTCGGTAAGGAGGATCGCGCGCTGAGCCTCCCAACGTTCTGAGGCTGCACTTACCTGCATGCGCTCGGCCAATTCGAGAGCCTTCTTAGAGGCTGCCTCTGAAGCGGCAATCTGGTCCTTGACTTCCTTGGGAAGTTCCGCTGGCTTTTCCCTGTCTTCTTCTTTCTCAATATCGTCAGCAGACTTACCAATTGCGTCGAGGTCGTCAACGAGAGCAAGGAGCCGAGTGATCTGCTCATCGGTCAACTTAGACATCAGATCGCCCCCATTCTCTTTGTCGTCATCCTTAACTTCCTTCTTCTTATCTTCGATAACCTCACCCGAGAAATCAATAGTTTCTTGGGCCTTCTCTTCCTCGGTGAGGTCTACCGGCTGCCAACCAGCCATTCCCTTTAGGTGAGGACTCGTTGTCCCACAAACATGCCTTAGGGCATAGGGCCAACTCTTTCCTGTATCCCCTGCGGTGTAGTCCACCTCAATGCGCCCGGACACCCCGAACTTGCCATTGCTCTTACGGATGATATCCCTGACCCTCTGGGACTGTGAAAGGTCGAAATACCCGTAGAGAGAACCATCCTGACCTAGTTCGAGTCTTTCCAGATCACCTTCGAGCTGGTCAGGCTCCTCACCCTTCTTCGGGTGCTTGTTATCAGGCATTGACATGACAAAAGGCACCCCATCGAACGCCTTTTCATCGAATGCCTTGACCACTGCGGGGTTAATCACCCCAAAATCCAACTTTTGACCTTCGTAAGTACGAGTTCCTGCTGGAAGAATCTGCTTCTTCCAGAGAGTTCGACTATTTGTTCCGTCAGCGAGTTCAACTTCAGTAATTTCACTGACAACGAAGGGTGAGATTGCCGTAGAAGTCACTTTTTCGTCTCACCGACTCTCGATAATGCACCCATCATAATATTGGAAGCTGCCTGAATCGCGTCACTCGCGGTTCTAGCAGTCACTCTAATGCCTGCGGGGCCTTGAATCAAATACCCTCCTTCTAGGCGCTGCACCCATCCCCCATTGTTGGGCAACCTGAACATCTGCCCAACCTGGAGATTAACAATACCTGCTTCTACGATTCGATGACCGGCAATCATTTCCGCAGGAGTGAACTTAGAAGAAAACTTTCCTGTTGTGGGGTCTCGCATGTATTTAGCTTCGTCAAAAGGGCGATTGGAACCACTGGCACCTACCCCTCGTCCAACCAGAAGGATTTTCTTTGCAAGAATCTCGGCAAATTCGAGGTCAGTCAGTGGTCTACCTCTAACCTCGGTTGCCTTGACCCTTGTTTGCGCCCTCTTACGATTCCAATCTGCTACAGCGGCGCAGGCTTCTGCATTGCCTTTAGCACATAAAACCTTGACTCGTTCCACCGCAGCCGCAATCGCATGCGAGATGGATAAGCCCGAGTCATAGTGAATATGTTTAGCAATGCGTCGAATGTACTGGGGTAGACCGCCTGCCTTATCTACCCAATTCTCTTTTGGGGAACGATCCAACCCTGGATGAATGCGAGAGGAATGTCCCTTCTTATAATGAGCAAGAAGAATAGCAGTCACGTCCGATCGATCAATGGCGGTGACTTTCTTCTTTTTCTGAGTATTGCTGCTGCTTCCCCAAGAATCGGGAAGCAAGTCGGTGCGTCCCAAAGCTTTCGCCCGGGAGATTATATGCGCCTTAGCGCCAGCCTTATCATTCGCTCTCCCGTACGCCTGGATAGCTTTCTTCAAATACGCAACGTTGGGAATAGGAAAAGACCCATCAGGCCTCGCCTGACCCTTTTTAGCCAAACGTCGCCTACTCGCTGCCCTTTCGACCGGAGGAGTTTTCATGCTGGTAACTTTGCCAATCCCGCATCCACAAATAGATCCTCGAACCCAAACGGGACGTCTGTACGTGGCCTTCTGAGGATCGAATCTTCATCTACCTGAAGAACGCGAATAAAGACATCCGCCACAATCCTACCACCCACTGGCCCCAAGGTGATCCCATTCGCTTCCTTACTGGATTCATAGAGAATGTAGAACCACAAAGGAGTTCCCTGTTGGAAAGCGGGAAGCGTTGTGATTTCTGAGGGAGGAATGACCGGGATACCCATTGCCTTCGCCACATCCTGACCGGAAGCCATGGAGTAAGCATCAGCTCGGACCAGATTCCTGAACGCGAGAACATTAGACCCTGATGCCTCGGCCCCTGGGATAGGAAGAGCAAACAAGGAAGAAGAGATCAGAGTGTCCACCTTGCGAGAGATGTTGACGTGAGCCACATTCTCTGGCCTCGTCAATTCCTCAACAAAGTTACCCCAATCGATCTGCCGGCCGGCTGGGAGCTGTCGTCCACCACGCAAATCAGGTGCGGTCAGAGAGAATACCTGAATCTTACCCGTATCATTGGTCAGCTCGTACGCTCGACGCACCATCGAATGCCCGAATCGATAGGCAGCGACAGAAAATTCCACAGGGGTTCTAGGAGCGTTGTGATTACCAGGCTTGTAGAACCGCTTTAGGCTACCATTAAGAGTGCCATCTACCGTGGGCTGTCCTACAAAGTGTGGCAATACTTCCTTGAGAATAAGATCCTGATACCGAACGAGAACCGCATGGCGAGCCCTTTGGAAGTTCATTCCCTGATCGATAAACTTGTTGTGCAATAACAGGAACGCCGCATGGATCTGGGAAATGACTTCATTCTCGTCATTGCGACCCTCGACGAGAATGGCCGATCCGTCCGGATTACGAGGAAGATCGACTACTCCATTCGGATTCGGATTCTGAACCTTAAAGTGTTTTCCATCAGCCTGGTAGAGTTGAGGGCTTCCTTTCGGTCCATTCCCATAGACGGAATCCAAATCAAACTTCATAGTCCGCCCATTAGGCGGAAGAGTCGAAATTTTAACCGGTTGGGTTGGGGAGGGAGTAGTGTCGAGCGTCAAATCATGGTCGAGGAATTGACCAAAATAGGTGTAGATCGACGTCATATTCGGATTGTTTTCACTGTCAGCATTGGGATCCAACATACTCTGCGCGAGATCCGCGAGATCCTGATCCGTTGGCGACGTGAATCCTTTAAGCTTGGGAAACATCGTCACGAATCTAGATTTGGAATGAGACTGACCGGTCGCACTCGCACTCGCGGGCGCCACCAAAAGAATAACTAAGAGAGCACTAAAAAACACTACTAATAATCGCTTAATCACCATCGTAAGGTTCCACCTTATGCGTTCGTACGGGTCTATCCGTCGGGATACATGCCTCGCCATCTTCCCTGAGCAGTCGACTCAAGCTCTCCACCGGGATGTATCCTCTACCGTTGATCCCGTAGTCTGAACCCCACGAATTGGTCCAGACTACCACATCCTCCTTAAACAGTGGATGGTTGGGCCAGATGCCGTTGGCTAGGATGCAGTGTCCCCCAACGCGATTTCCTTCTACTGTTACCAAACCAAGTTCGTCAGTTTCATACATACTAGCGTACCAGTTGATACCGAGAATAACAGGACCACGACGGCTAAGAGTCTGCAAAACGTCGTTGATTCCAAAACCCCAATAGTAACTTTTAACATTGCCGAGCATCTGCATAGTTTTAGCCCCGGCAAGGACACTAGCACCATCGGAAAAGTCATTACCCATCTCACGATCTTTTGCCTGGACTAATGGCCAATGCAGACGACACCATTGGCTATCGATTTCATATCGATGAGGACTAGCCGCTAATTCAGCTCCCCAACCAAAGATGACACACTGGCCCTCTCTACCCTGATCCAACGGAGACAGCCCAGGTTTCCATATACGTTTATTGAGCTTTCGAGGTGCACCCAACTGCCGCATGATTCCATAGTTGCGGGATGCGTCGTCGAAATGGACCTGTCGATCCAAAATGGGATAGTCAGGCATTAACGTCCTCAAAATCAATATATGGATTAGAGACCATCGCTTGGTTGGTGGACTCGTTTCTTACGCTCTGTAAAGCAAATGTAGGTTTGAATTCTGTTTGCTCGGATGGTACAGGCTCTTCACCGTTGTCAACAGACACCACGCGGAAAACGATGGGCCAACCTGGTCCCGCTCCCTCAACGTAACCCTTGGCCAAGAGAGTCGGAATAATAAGCAAATAGACAGAGGAGACTGCTATACGTAGTTCTAGGACACTGAGTGTCGGAGTTATAGTGAGATTGATAATGGGGAACGTAAATCGAACGCCATCAATGCTGAAAACTGGGGATATTACCAGAGTCAGATTGGCAGGAACGTACCTAGTTCCATCTACGTTAAGGCTGGGTGTAGCAATCAGCGAGACAGTAGCGGGAACGGAGGCGAAGAAACCTACCGTCAACGTAGGAGTAACGATCAACTCAAGGGTCAGAGGTAACCCGAGGTAGCCACCCACCATGATCGTCGGGGTCGCTGTGAGCTGAGCTGTCAGCGCACCCTTATAAAGAGGTGTAACGAAGATCGTTGGGGAGGCGATGAGGGCTACTGAGGCGCCCGGAGCGACTAGAGTTATCGAGAACGTTGGGGCAACAACTAGGGAGACCGACAGCGATTGTTCGCGGAATGCGGTGACCGTCAAGGTCGGGGTGATAGTTAACTGGATAGACGCAGGTACAACTCGAATACCGTCGACAGATAGAGTCGGGGTCGCTATACCATTGAAGCTTGCGGATAGATTTAGGTAAGCATTGACTGCGAGTGTAGGAATTGCGATAAGGCTCACATTCGCAGGGGTAACTCTGACGCCATCAATGGTTAAAATAGACGTTGCGAAAAGTGAAACCTGTCCAGTCTGACCACCCAACAGAAGAGATATCGTTGGAGTAGCTGTGAGATTAACTGAAGTGAGGGACTGTAGGTAAGGACTGACATTGAGCGTTGGGGAGGCAATCAATGTCAGTGCTGCGGGGAGACTAAGATAAACTGATACGCTAATAGTTGGGGAAACAATTAGCGAAAGAACAGCGGGGATAACTCGGATAGCATCTACGGAGAACGTTGGCGTTGCCACAAGAGAGATAGATGCCTGAGGCAAAAGGGCGGCCACTGTTAGCTGCGGAACTACTATCAAAGTGACGGTAGATAGAGTAATGCGTTCCGCATTAATCGTCAACGCGGGAATGACGATTAAACTAACAGTGGCCGCTGTCTGTAGGGATGGAATCGCTATCGATAGCGTAGGATTAATATTAAGAGCGACGGATACTACAGCGATCCTCAACCCATCGATGGAGATCATGGGGGAGATAATTAACGTCGTTGTAGCAAATGTCGTCAGTGAGGGAACGGAAACCGTCAAGGACGGAGTAGCAATTAGTGCAAGGAAAGCGGATGTAGTAACGAAACCGTTAACAGTAAGAGTCGGGGTAACGGTAAGGGGAAGAGTTGCGGGGGTAGTGCGGAGGGCGTCAACGGAGAGAGTAGGAGTAGCAATAAGTGTAGTTGCTAGGGGGACAATAGAGAAGGCACTGACAGAAATAGTGGGAGTAATAGATAGACTTAAAGATGCCCATTGAGTGACTCCAGTTATAGTCGCGTTAGCTGTGAGAGTTGGGGAGGCTATCAGACTGACACTAGCAATTTCGACAAGAGCTGGAGAAGATATAACCAGGGTCGGAGTAGCAACTAGAGATATCGAGGAGACGGCGTAACGTATTCCACTGATCGATAGCGTCGGAATGGCACTGAGAGTAATGGAAGCAAGAGCTGCGAGTTGTGGTGCGGAGATTGACAGAGTTGGGGTTGCGCTAAGAGATACACTGGCGGGGGTAGTTCTAACCGAGTCAACAGAGAGTGTCGGGGTCGCGGTGAGCGCAACGGATGCAGCGGCGGTAAGATAGGCATTGATTCCTAAAGTCGGGGTAGCTGTCAAGGACAGTGTAGCAGGAACAATACGGACAGCATTGACAGAAAGTGTAGGAGTAGCTGTCAGTGAAAGTGTAGCTGGAGCCGTTCTGACTGCATTGACAGTCAACGTCGGGGTAGCGGTAAGAGAAAGAGTCGCTTGCCATACCGGAGTGAGTGCCTGATTAAGGTTGAGATAGGTAATAGTGGCGATAGCATCGCCGGTCGACCCAGTACCGGTATCTGTCTTGTGGTAAGAACCTGTCTTTAAATATGAACCGGTAACCTCGGCAAATCCACTTGCTGGGAAAGTAAACTGCGGTGAAGCAGGAAGAGTGGTCTCATCGCCGATAGAACCGTAAATATTGACGTTTCCACCGGTACATTCAATCCTGAAAGCCAGTTTATCAGTGGGGGTAAAACCCGTTGCCAGGTTACCAACACCGGGTCCATCCTTGAAAACTCGCAATCGGGACGGAGAGGCATCATAGTCTACCGTTAAGTAGATTCCCGGGGTACCACTCGTTTCATGAATTTGGCCTACGATCATCACTTTCTTCGGAGCTGAACCTCCGGTGATGTTTGTCGGGTCAAAATACCCGGAAACAGTAAGCTGTCGAGACGCAGTAGTCTTATTCCACGCAGATTCGACAGCACCATCCATTTCACGCAACTCGGTACGTACGCCAGAAGAGCCGGACGTCGTATCCCCATTGACCGGAGCGTCCATTACCATGCGGTTAGAGCCATCGAGATAGAAATACCGTGGATCTACGTAAGTCGCAAGGTCGGGCTGAATGATTTCATCGGCGTAGACGTTACCATCGGGACCATCATACGGAACGGTAATTTTCCAATTTGACAGGTCAAAGACGGAATCCGGCGGCTTATAAACTGTCCCTGAGACAGTCAGGGTTGGAGAAACAATCAGAGTGCAGGAAGCCTGAAGGGTAGTTGCACTAACCGAGGATCCAATAGCAGTGGTAATGGCTACCCACTGCTCGGCCAGGCTCAGAGAAACCGTACCCGGAGTAAATCCAGAACTTGAAGGGTAAAGTTGCTCTTGGGTGTTCGTAGCCGCTGATGTTGTAGTAGACGCCTGCTGAGTAGTCGAGTTTGAATAGCCAGAGGCAGTACCAAAGTTCTGAGTGGTACCCGCTGAGGAGTCTGTATGGATGGAGAGAATAGACAGATAATCCTTAGTACCGCCCGAAGGAGTAATGGAGACAGGTGTAGCCGTAGACGACGACGCACCACTCGTCGAGGTAGCCTCTGGATCACTGGCATTTTGTAGAGCTATAGAGATATGAGTTGACTTTTCGGCAGTACTGGAGTCGATAGTGAACGAATCGGAACCGGTTGCCCGTTTCCACCATATAGAACCTGTATGATTGGTCGTTGTACCTTGCGCCTGCTCGATAAGTTTCTGCCAACCAGTCGATGAGGTCGAAGTGATCGTTGTCGCGGTATCGATCGAAAACGCAACGTAAAGAAGGTCTCCTACTTGGATTCCAGCAGGCAAAGAAATAGGGTGAGATGTAGAATCTGAGGTTTGAGCGCCCTGATTACGGGATCGAACGGAAACTTGAGTACCGGCAACTGTACCATCAATGGTCAAAGATGGTGTTGCAGTAAGGCTAAGAGAACCCTGAGACGTAATAGTCCCAAAAGAACTAGGTCGAAGAGCTACACCCCACGCACCCCACGCTTGCGTAGTACCACTCTGAGTCCAAGTCCTGACACCAGTTGCGCCTGAGGAAGGGATTACCTCATAAGCAGTAGCGGAACGACGTCCTGTACCAGCAGACTTTGTCCCTTGGGTCATTCCAGCAGGAACGGCTGTATCCGCAGAGGTAGTGGCATCGACCATATCACAGCTAATCAACCAACTATTTGGCGTAACTGTGGTGACGGACGGCAGATTCATCGTGGTAGACGGTACCGACGTGACCGTCACTATCGATGTATCCAATGGCGTAGTGGGATTTACTCCTGTGAAAATCAAAGTGTGAGCAGAGGCAACATTCGCCCCCGACCAACCTACGGTACAGGTATCTCCACCCGTCAAGACCTTATAATAGGCTGCCATGAAGTCGGCAGCGCCAATATTGACCTCAGAACTAGTAGGATCAAAGAACGCTGTCCAACCAGATGATGTTGGTTGCGATGTAGGAGTGCTTACACCTACAGCGAAGAAACAAATGGCAAAGTCGCCTACTTGTCCACCCGTCAGATTCGCAGAGATCGACGTTCCTGAACCAACTTCTACCTTGACCGGAGCAGTGCGCAGTGCAATTGGCTGAGATCCAACCGTCAGGGTCGGGGTGGCAGTAAGAGTTACGGAACCTTGATAGGTAGTAACCTGATGAGATGAGGAATTTTCGGCGGTACCATCCCATACCCAACCAGAAAAACCACCATCTCCATACGGACGAACATCGACGACATCCTCAACCATAACGGCAGTCATCGACATATTAGTGGTACTGCCTTGGGGAGAGATTTCGTATTCTACCGTTGCTGCCGTAGCAGGAGCCGTTGCAATAACGTAACCACGCTGCCAAACGTTAGCAGTCGCCAATTCCGGCACTTGCGTACTGGAACTGATTAAGGAACCTCCAGACGTATACCAGTTAATACGTCTGTTAACAGTAACGGCTGCGGCCACAGTATAGTATGCCGAAACAAAGTACGTAGTTCCCACAACGACCGGAGTACGAGGACCACGAAGGTATCCACCATTAGCAGGAGTACCACGCGCAGCAGTAGTACGGGGAGCACCTGTCTGACCGGTAACCCTAGATAGCGTTCCACTCGTCGAATAGCCGGTAGTGTCGACTCCAGCGCCAGGGTTAGGACAAAGATTGTCTTCTGCGGTGAGAGCTTGACTACGGATGCGAATAAGCATCGATCCGCCGGTAGCCCCTGTACCTGTCGACATTGTCGCAGTAAATGAGGGAGCGCCAGAAGACGAACCAGAAGTTACCGAAGTCGCATGGAGAGCAAATCTCTCATCGTTACCACTCGTTGTACCAGTATCATAAATAGAAGATACGGCAGCGAAAGTTGCCCCTGTCGCAGTAAGAGCAGGAGACGAGAACGCAGGAGTATCAGAAGTGACTCCAGACAGAATTTCTACTATATCGCCGGAAATGAATCCAGGATCACTGAGACCAGTAGGAGCCCATGAAGTATCAGCGGTGACATCAGTGCCAGATGTATAAGTCCAGACTAAATCCTCATTGGCAGCAGGTCGGTATACCGACATTGATACGCCAATGACGGAACCACCACTGGCTGTAACAGTGGGAAGGGTTCCCAAAGTCCCACTAGCTACCCGCTTGGCAAAGACTCCAATAGTAACTATACCAGCATCTGCCGCAGGACTTCCTGTACCAACAAGGGCAACGGAAGAAGCTCCACCTTCCCAACCACTTTGGTCCACGGCGAGCTGAATAATAGCCGTACCAGAAGTGCGCTTACAAACTACATAGATAATAGCTAAATCTTTATCGGCTATAGACGCCACGGACCCCGGTGTGGCAGTAGTCGTACCGAATACAGGCGCGCTTCTACCAACCAGGGTCGCAGACATTATTACTACTACTTAACCAATGGATCAATCAGATCTGATCCCACCCAAAAAGCCAATCCGAGGGCAATAAAGTTGGTTCGAGCCCAACCGGCATCTGTCCTGCCGTAACCAGTGAAGGTAGCGACCAGGAAAAACACCAACGCCAAAATCTTCAAAATAAGCGCAAATGTACTCATTACTATCCTTATGTCATGAGTGCAACCATGCCAAGTTGATGCGTCCCCAACCAGCGGTGTTGTTGAATTCGAGGCTGCGGCTTCCCCCTGAGTTCTGATATGCCTCTGCCTGCACCCACGCACCAGATACAAAATGCCGAGTTACGGCAAGAGTAGAGGTGTAGGGGGCATTAGAAGAGCCAGTCAGAGCCAAACCAGAGGAGGATAGACCACCATCGCTGGAATTGAGAAGATTATATCGCTCACCGGTAGCGGAGGTCACTGCCCAGCGAATACAACATGTGATAGCCCACGTACCCGTACGGTTCAGCGTAAAGCGGTGCCCTGCACCTTGGGTGGATCTAGCCACGATTGGCGACGTACGATTCTCAGTGCCAAAGGCAATTACAGGTTGGGCAGTATCGGCAATCGATTGCGTAGAACTAGCGTTGGCTTCATAAGTGTTGGATACACTGGTAGAAGCTAGAATAACGGGTACCCAAGCAGAACCGTTCCACAGGGAGATCATTCCAGTGTCAGTTTCATGGATAAACTGACCAGAATACGGAGAAGAAGGACGAGTTGAACTGGTACAGACAAATGCACCGATCTGCGCGTCAACCTTCGTCATATTAGCATTGACAACGTTAACATCGCAGAACTCACCGCCTACTGGCAGAACATATCCAGCACGGCTTGTTGTAGTGCTCATTTACTATACCTATGACATTCCGAGAACAATCGCTCCTGCGGCAAACGAGAGAGTATCTCCGGACGCAGTAGTACGAGAAGCTGCAAGGGTTCCATAGAACTTGCGCGCAGGAGTACCATTGCTATCTGTAGCGTCAACCGACGTCACCGTTGCCACCGGCATATTAGTATAAGAAACGACACTGTTATTCGTAATTTGTCGACTGGCAGCGGAGTTCCATCCAGCAGCGGCAATCGTTTGAACTGCATAACCACCACCGGCAACCTTTGTACCTGCCGCGGTATCGTTTCCCACGGCCGTACAGAGGTCCAATTTAATCGGAGGGGAAAGCGTAGGGTATGCTGTCTTGCAAACTAGGGCCTCAAGATAACGATTGACCTCTGCGGTGTCGAGAACAGCCATTATATACTCCTAATCGATCTCAAGGCCAACGGCGCGGGCGTTTTCCAACTCTTCCTCGGTCGCCAATTCCTTGAATTGACCAGATGCATCCGCCGTGGTGAAGATTGCGGCCTGATTTTCGGGAGACTTCTGCATTTCGGCGACCAGAGCACTCCACAGGGCCTCATCTTTCTTACCATCAGGCCCCCAACCCTGTGCGACAGCGTCCAACTCTGCTTTACAGGAATCGCAACCCATCATCGCATGGCAATCCTTGTGGTAATAGGCCACATTGCCATCTGCGAGGGCCATTTGATCCCTAGGAGCCTTATCAGTCTTCCCACAGGCGATGCAGACCCGATCAGGACGCTCTTCATAGCTATTTTCGACACCTTGTGGCATTTATTTCCCCTATGCAACCGTTTGGATGACATGCAAAGGGCCGCGAATACCTATGATTTCGCGGCCATCATCAATATTCGTCACTTTTATCCCGAAAACGACTCTCTCAAACTCCCAATCATCACTTATGGTCCCCGGAACTCTGACAATAAGGAACCCATTTTGCGGATCTAAGCCATTTGGACCTGTGGGAAACAGGTATAAATCGGGGGAATCGTTGTCTGTAGTCTTACAAACCCTTCCCAAGAAGGCAAATCCGCTTCTGAGGTCGAGTGGAGTCCCTGTTACAGGGTCGGTGGCAGAAAAAGTCACCTCATAATCCTGCCCTTGCACAACTTCCATCTCGAACCACATGGATTTATTTAGCCTTTACTTCTTGGGAGGCGTTGTCTTCTTTCTTGTGGACGGTCGAGTCCTCTTCTTCGCCGCAGCAGGACTATTCACAACGCTTTGAGAACCCGTAGGAGCAGGAGGGGAGCCCGGAGCAGGCCCAATGGGTGAAGGGGCAAGCTGACCGGTCGCCTGGGCACCCTGAACCATTTGAGTGGCAATCTCGGTCTTTTTGGCTAGTTCCTGAAGAGTCCCGGGAGTATCGACCCCTTCGGAAATACTCTTGCGAACCTTACCCTCATCTAGTTCGAGGAGCGTTGCCACGCGCGAGACAAGCTGGTCATAGAATTCCGGGTCAACATTCGCACCTGTCGACGCAATGGCTTTGAACATATCCAGAACAGCCAACTCATTCTGCTCAGAAAGTGGACCAAATTGGAAATTCGGACATGGAGCTTCACTACCGTAATTGTAACGGACCAGATCAGCGACGAGCCCATTTGTGATTTGTCTCGCCATGTCTCTTGCGACCATTCGACGGGCGCGGAGAAATAGCTTGGATTGGCTTTCCGCGAGTGCATAAGAACCCTTACCCTCGGCCGCCTGACTGGTCAACTCAGTAAATCCAGCCATGATCGAGTTCGACATCTCTTGATCCAAGAAATGAATCGCCTCTAGGTACCCTTGGGAACCATGACCCCCGGATTCGAGTGTCGTAACCTCGGTATCTTGCCTGAGGCCAACTACACCTTTGCTACGGAGCTGAGCAACCTTCTTGGCGTCCCTTACTGCTTGAGTGTCGTCGGGGTTTCTGACAATTGTCTTGGGCAGGTAATTTTGATCGAGAAACTGGTACCAAAGCCAACGTAGCTTTCGCTTAGTAATATAACACCAATAAGGCACTCGCATTGACGAAATGCCATGGAGTGGGTCTCTCCACGTTCCATGGATGTAGATGAAAGCCCGCTGCATGGGCACCCAGATACGCTGACCCTGTGGATAGAGGTGTGGGGTAGGCTCGAATTTGACCGGAGTTTGGTAATATCCTCTGAGGTCGGCATTCTTGGCGTCATAAGTAACCTCACAAGTCTCCAATGGACGCCAAGCCCACTTGTCAAAGACTACTTTGCCCTTTTTCTCTTTGAAAACCTTCTCGAAGATGGACTTTTTGTCTGTAAAAGCCATTGTCATCTGGCTAATGAGGTCTTCTACAGTAGTTCGAGGTCCACCTTGATGTGGAAGATCCGTAAACGCATCCAAGACGAATTGACGAATTTCATCGGCTTTTCCACCCGTATTGACAGTTCCATCGGGGTTAAGAGCCGCAGTGATCTCCCAGGGAGCTGAAACGATGGGATAAGTCAACATTTGCTCGATATTTGCCGCTTTTCCATCTGTATCGAGCATTTCATGGTACTCACGAAGTCCAGCCTCGGGTACCTCGAATACTTTACCCTTATCGTACCCACCAAAGGTATCATTCCAAGCAAAAGAGGATCCCAACTCACCATAGGGAGGTGGGTCCTCATTAAGTTCTGCTTCTACGTACTTCGTTGGGTAAGTCACCTGAAGAAGTCCTCTAAGGAATGATCCTGCCTACCAACTGGAGTTAGCTCATATTCAAGGCTTGGTTCATCAGGAGCCGTCTCCCAATCCACCGCGCCGTATACCTCGTCATCATCCACGTTGGAAGAGTCTTTGTCTACCCAATGGAACGTGGAATCTTCGGTAGTGAGGTCAGAATCGCCAGCGAGCCACATTGAAAGAATAACCGCGTCGCCACGGTCGGGGGAGCGTCCCAAACGTTTCTTGACGTCTTTCTTGCTCTCGATAACAACCTTACCGCCTGCCATTGTCTCCCAACGCAGAGAAGACAGGTCGGCGGCTAAAAGTTCGTCAGGTGGCAAACAAAGGGTTGGATTCTTCCCCGGGTCAAGAGCCTCACGCAGTCGCCAAGTAGCCGCAGCGCGAAGATTATAAAACTCGACTTGCCCAGAGCGATCACGTAGAGAGGTGCGGTTCCCCGAGTTAAACGGCAACGCGGGCATTCCCTTTGCTCGAACTTTATCGTAGACACCTGCGCCCACGCCATTGGTGTCGATAACCGCGGTCGCCCCGATCTGTTCGAGAACTCGGTCCGCGGTGATTTCAGTATCTCCTCCTGGATGTACGTCAACGGAAGTAACAATGTCTCCGTGACGATGGGAGAAAGCGGTTTTGTCTCCTCCGTATCGCGCAACATCCACCCCGAGAAGATAACGACCGGAAGCAGGCTTACCGGTGGCTTCCCATTCCTGATAACGTTCCTGCGCCCGATGAATCCACGCCAACGGGATCGTCGACATTTCATCGACCTCAGGGAATTCCCCGAGTACCTTAGAAGTCCAAAGAGCCGTTCCGATCCCGACTTCTTTGGCCATAAAATCAATCCAGTCAGGCTGGGTCAGTTTCCTACTGGCTTCTTCGGAAACTTCCTCACCTGTGAAGTTCGGAGAGTCATAAACGGAAATTCCGATGACATTCCAACCACTACCTGGCTTACAGACCTTGGCAAAATAACTTGAAGGATCATCGGGGTTTCCAATGGCGACAATCCGGTTGTCCTCCCCGGTCGCCATTGACTGAGCTGCAATCCATAACCACTCGTCGACACCGCAAGCCTCATCAATGATGATAAGCAAATGCTCACGGTGAAGTCCCTGAAAGGCATGCTTATCGTAATCTTGCGGCTTTCTACCGAAACCAACCTCTGTATTGTTGATAAGCCAACGATTGGATCTCTGAACCTCACCGGCAAGATTGGCCTTCCTGTGGATTTTCCGAATTTCTTCCCACATAATTGCACCGACCTGCCGGGAGGATGGTGCAGTGGAAATGACCATGGTATCGTCGACAGGGTGGGTATCAACCCACCATGCGGCCAATTGAGAACAGGTCATTGATTTTCCCACTCCATGACCTGATCTGACAGCCGTTAGTCGATTCTTCTGAACTGAATAGGCGATTTCCCGTTGTTTTGACCACAATTCGATACCAGATTTGGTTTTTACCCAGTCAACTGGATCTGGCGGGAGTATTTGCGCCCTTAATTGACTAAGGGCGTAATCTTTGGCATCGAATTTAGGCTGTCTAGGCATCAATGACCGTCGGTACCAGTTGTTGCTGAGCGTAATGCTCCACTCGACCCGTCATATTGGCCTCACGTTCCATTTGGTCCAAAAGAAGGGCCTGAGCACGAGTCATTCGCGCCTCATCCAATCGCAACTCTTTCACGACGTTCATTACCATGCGGATACACATGTCGATTTGAGCTTTGCCCAAAGAGACCGTCTTATCCTGCAAAGACACCTTGCTCATTTGGCCCAGGTGTTTGGAAAGTCGATCCAAGGCGCGTTCATAAATAGCAACAAAACTATGAAGCTGCTCTTGGCCCCCGCGATCCCGGTAACGCCAGCCGTCTCGACCGCCTAAACTCTCAACATTAGAACGGGCTTCAAGAACCCAATTCTGAATAGTCTCCAGCGCTTCAGCCATCTGTTCCAGTGCAGAAGTGTGATAATCGTCTTCGGGAAGTTCTTTTGCCTTTGAAATAGCTTCCTGAACATCGGAGAACTTGACGAGTCGACCACGTTGAATGACATCCATGACATGTTGCTTTCCGCGAGGAGTATTCAAATGCTCCTGGCAGAAGTCGTAGTCGAAGGCTCGTTCATTTGGGCACCCCCGACCACTGGTTCGGAGGTCGTATTTACAGGGGTACATGGCTGTGATCCTAGCATGCGGTAATTAGGAACGGTCTCGATCTTGCTCCAGTTGATCTTGCGTAACAGTGTTTTGAGGGGGGTATATTAAGAAGTGTCTGCTTCGCTACTCTCCGTAGTGCGTAGAAAGGGTGTAAGGAAGGCATCATATTTGGCCATCGCGTCTTCATCATCGCAACGAATGGTCGTTTCTTGACCCTCGCAAACAAGATGATAAGCATATCCACTTGGCCAATCCGGGGGACGTTCCCAGTCATCTTCAACTAATTGATATGGGTAAACGATATCGTAGGCGAGCGAAAAGTACAGATCCCAGATGGGTTTATCTGAACCATCCTCTAGAAACTCCAAGAAAACGATCTTGTTCGAGACAAAACCTGTCATCAAAGCCCCCAATCATTTCTAA